CGAGGTTAGTTGATCATGGTTCGCCATGCGTTCTGTATCGACCTGTGCAGCCCGTAAAGCTGCCGTGGGAACCCCTCCGCTAGCGCTCCGGGAACCCCTTTGCCAACGAGCATCGCCGCTGGTCGCCGGCTCTTTGTGCCGGCTCTCAAAAAATCTTGAGTTTGGGTCTTGACATGATCGCTAAGTGTCCCCATGATGGAGGTACACAGCAAAGCGAGAAAGGTAAGCGATCGTGAACCGAGCACAAAAGCAAGCTCTCGCAATGGCACTCGTTGCCAGGGTTGCCGACATGGTGGAAGATTGGGAAGACGCAATCGAGACAGACCCGCGGAAAGACGTTCTCGAAACAATTGACGGCCGGGAAGCCGCTCAGCAGCTAGCCGATTGGCTAGGCCGGTTGCCTGGTGAAGGTTGGGATGCTCGGCTTCCCCTTCCATCCTACAGCGCGAAGGGATAGCGGAACCGATGTCCATAATCAAAAAGGGTGATCTCGTCACCTACCAGGACAACCCTTACGTGGTTATCCGCCTTGACACCCCAGAGAAATGGGCGTTGCTCTATCCAGGCGACAACGATTCGTCACCCAAGACCAGGCTGATGCAATGGGCGCCCGTGAGCGCCCTTGTCAGGCGCGGCCGTGTTTGACCTTGCCATTGGGCAAGTATCCCGCGGGGGCAGGGATGCAGGCCCATTAGTGAGATCAATCGCTCTGATCTCCAGTCCAGAAAGGCTCACGCAATGGCTCACACTGCATCGTTCACGATGGGTACTCCCGAGATGGTTCGCGCCATGATCGACGCGAACAAGGGGAACCGCGAGTTTTACATGACAGCGAACCAGGGCGACACGGAAGCTCTGATCTGGATTCTCTCCACGTCGGTCGGATTCGTCTCTCTCGGCGACATCCCCGAGGACATGCGCGACCGCGCAGAGAGCCTGTTCTCCAGCATCGCGGAGACTCTCGGTATCGAGGGCATCTAGAAGCGCCAGGAGGGTTGCCGGCCCAGAGGCCGGCCGCCCAATGGTGCGGCTAGCGCTCAGCCTCACTTGTCCATTCCACGCGAATCGCTCACGCAAAGGATGCCATCATGGCTGTCTTCGCTCTCTGGCATGGCGGTAGCTCCTATTCGCCCGGTTCTATCGAGAACGGCGACCTGGAGAAGTTCGACACGATCGCTCGGGCACGCGAGACGTTCCGCGCCCGCGCGGAAACGTCCGGGGGTTGGCCTCTCCCCACGTACTTTGTGGACCGCGAGAACAACGGCACGCGGTTTCCCGCTGTTGACGAGAAGACCAGCATGGACGTTTACACGTACGACCCCCGCGAGGTCGAGGACCCTTACCCCAACTTCCGTTTCATTCTGGGGCCGCGCGGCGGCGCGCGCCGCGAGAACTACTAGGCGCTAGCCGATCGTAGCCTGTGCTTCCCCTCTCGTCTTCCCCGCGAGAGGGGAGGTGCGGAGATCGGTCGGATATCGCTCACGCAATGGAAAGGGATCACGATGCTGTATCTCCGGAACCCCATGTTCAATGTCCTCACGACCGAAGAGGCGGACGCGCTGCACGCTCGCATGATGTCCGCTTACCAGCGCGCCGGCGACCTGTTCGCCAGTAACAAGTTCGACGCCATTCGCATGCGTAGCGAAATGGCGGACCTGGTTCGGGACCTGGAAATCGTCGGTTGGGTTTGATCCTGCCCTAGGGCATGCGCCGCGTTTCGGGAAACGCGGCGCCGGCCCCGGAGTGGAATCAATGCTCAGATTCCCGCCACAGAAAGGCTCACGCGATGAAGGTCATTACTCACTCTGGTGTCACTGACTGCGCATGCTGCGGCGAGCACATCATGGTCAATGACATTCGCGTCGCGAATCTTTGCGACTGGTGTACGGAAGAGGGCTGCACTGAGAACAGCCCGCAGTGTGACTGATCTTGTCATAGGGCAAGCGCACTTCGGGGAGTGCGCCGGCCCGTTAATGAGATCAGCCACGGTTTTAGGCTCAAACAGAAAGGGTCACGTCATGGAACGCGGAATCAGAGTGTTCTGTAAGACTCCCGATGTCACGCAAGGGGCGCACGCCATCATCGTTCAAGAGACGTACGTCTCCCCCATCGACCTGGAATGGGAGGGTCACGCCTTAGTCGCATGGGGCATGTCTGGCTACGAACTCAGCACGGGCGCCCACGCCAAAGAGCACATGAGGCTCGACAATGGCACGTGCCCCGAACACTTCACGTGTTCGCTGTGTCGATTCCCGGAGCAAGAAAAGCGCGTCATGCGCCGACTCGGTCTCGCCTGATCATTGCATCCGAGCGCACTTCGGGTGCAGGTATCGACGTAGCGATACCTGCTCAGTGTGAGAACTTCGTTCTCTCGCCGGAGTGCGCTCCATGGAGTGATCAGGCGACAGGAAGGGATATATGATCAGCGACGTAGACAAGCACGAAAACAAGGTGTCGCGCGTCAACCGACGCCTTACGATCCTGGCGCCGAACGAGAACGAGAAGGCTTTCCTCCTCGGCGTAATCTCGCTCGCTGCGCCTACCGTACTCGGCAGGGCTCTCGATTCGCTCATTGAGAGACGGAACCAGGCCGGCGACACGCCGGCATGATCACATCGCTCACGCAAAGGATTTGACCAATGGGTGACCACAGCAAGCGCCCTCACGGGGCGCCACAGGAGCCCGTCTACAGGCTCCACACCGGTCAGCAACCGCTGATGCCCCCGCCTCCACTCCCGCAGGCGATGACCTCGGCGCACCGCGCGCCTAAGGCGACATCTCACGGGAAGACAGCGGCCATCGTGGCGCTCAGTCTTTACTCGTCCGTCATGACGTTCGCAGTGATCGGCCGGCCCGACGTGCCCACGTCTGCCGTCATGTCCGTGTCGGAGTCTCCTACTGCCAGCGCGACCACGCGCAAGCCGTCCTCCCCTTCCCCCTCGCCTACGCCCGTGCGCCGGCTCACGAAGAAAGACCTTCGTCTCGACGTGATCGAGACGCGACGCAAGTGCTTCGGTTCGGCCGGCTGCAACGTCAACTACGAGGTGGAGGTGCGACTCGTCACGGACGCGCTTCCGTCCGATGACAGCTATCAGGTGCGCTACCGCGTGACCGCGGCCGGCCGCGAGGTCGTGACAAACAGCTTCGAGCTGCACGGCACGAAGTACAGCATCGCGGAAGACTTCTCCATGGACATCCCCGAGGGTGTCAAGCTGCGCGCGGCCGTCCTGTCCGTCAAGCGGCTCCCGTGATCAACCAGGTAGCGGCCGCGACGACCAGGAGGCGTGACTGACCGCTGTGTCTGGCGCTCGCGTGGTAACGCGAGCGCCGTTCAGAGCGATCACCCTTTGCAGGTTCGCTCCCTGCATAGCTCACGCAAGGATCGATCATGGATCTTGATCTCAGGGGATACCCCCCCGTCCTGTCGGCTGGACAGATCGCAGAGGCGACAGGCTTCAACCAGAACACCATCCTCCGGTGGATGAAAGAAGGCCAGCTCGGTCGTGTGGTTCTAACGCCTGGCGGGCATCGTCGCGTGCCTAGGGAGTCGTTGGCGGCGGTCTTCGCCGGGCTGGGCTGGGACGTCACCCTGTGACGGCGGAGGACCAGGCGCCGGCGCCCACTCTTCTGGGAGATGTGCTACAGGTGCGATCGCCCGTGGTCCTTCGCAACACCATGTAACAACTCGCTCACGCAAGGAATCGATCATGAAGGACGCGAAGGACATGGGCACAGACCGTATCGGCGAGGTGCTCGCCGAGTACAGGCGTATGAAGGGGGTGGCGGGCGACACGTTGCAGCTCGGCACGTTCGATTTGCTATCGGGTCTCCTCGCCGACATCTTCCACTACGCTAAGTTTGCCGGCATCGACGCGAACCTAGCGATAGCTGACGGCTACCGGATGTTCGCGGAAGAGTCGGTTATCTAGCCGATCAACGACATTGTTCGCTCGCGGCCTCCGGGCCGTGAGCGTTCATCGCTGTTGATCGGAGAGGGAGCATGGAGGAGGAACAGGAATGGATGACCATAACCGAGATAGCCAAAGTGATGGGGGTAGACAAGAAAGTTGTGGGACGATGGGTCAAGCGTAGTGGCTTCCCCGAGGGGCGCGAAGGCGTCCGTAGAGGGCGCGTTCGCATGGAATACCCCTTGACGAAGGTCCGTCTGTGGTGTCTCGATGAGAGGCTTCCGCGGAAGGATTTCAAGTAGATCATTCGCTCTGGTCTATGCATCGCTTCGCAGAATCGCTCACGCAAGGTTGATTTCATGGGTTGCAGAAAGTACAGAGGCGAGGCGTTTTTTGACGACCTCACGGGGGAGACGCATCTCCCCGAAGAGCTGGAAGAGATGGCCTTCGCCTTCGATGGCCAGGCGCTCATCATTGACCTGTCCGACGAGAACGCTGCCGCGTTCCGCGAGGCGATGGCTCCGTTCGTTCGGGCCGCCAGGCCAGCCAGCAAGAGCAAGGTCCTGGCGACGCTCCCGAAGAGGGAGCGTCGCTTGAAGGCCGTGCCTGACGTTCCTGTCTCGCCACCCACGGAGAGCGCGAGCGAGCCCGAGAGTGAGCCGCAGGATGCCCCCATTTCACCGAAGGGGGAAGAATTTGAGCCACTTTCAGAGCCGGAGGGTAACCAAGTGCCGGAGGCGCCCTCCGACGCCTCAGATTCGAGTTTCAGCCGGCCGGCGTTGACGGTTGTCCCTGTGTCCACCCCCGACGATTGGGCGCCATGGGCGCCCACACCGCGAGATGACAAGCCGGAACGCGTACGCAAAGCCCGGAACTGGTTGACCGCGCAAGGGCGCGGCCAGCACGAGGTTTTGACACCGAAGATCTTCGCCGAATGGGAGGAGTTCTATCAGCGCCAGAAATGGCGCGACCTGGAATAAGCCCGCGTTCGCTCCGCGGGCGAGGAAAGGACCGCTCACGCATGGACCCGAAACAGATGGGGAGGCGGGCTCTATGGGCCGCCATTCGCAATCACATCAAGACCTGCACGTGCCCGCACTGCACGGAGTGGGAGCGCCGCTGGACGCTGGTCGAGCGGGAGACCCGGGAGGCGACGTGAACCTGTCGCCCGACATCCGCGACCACGAGTGCGGGTGCCTCTGCCCACGTTGTGAGAAGTGGCGCAGGGCGGTCGACCCCGAATACAGGGCGGCAGTCGAAGCCGGGCGCGCCGCGCTGGAGCTTCACCGCGACCACAAGCACCATTTTCACGCCGTGGTAGTGGCAGGGCTTCACAGGGAGGAAATCCAAATACACGCCACTAACCCGACCGGCCGCATAGAGGACGCGCACAGTGTCGTCGTGACATCGCTCCGAAAGTTGCGGGAAGCCTTGCCCCAAACCGCCGGAGCGTGCGACCACTACCTGTCGCTCGAACCCAGCGTGTCGGGAATCCGGATCGGCAATTCCGCCTTCGGCGTGGCTGAATGCTGCATGGACGCTGGCGATTGCAGCCACAATCTAGGCAGGCTCGCGGAAATGCTCGCGGAGGACTTCGAGGCGGCGTTTCCTGGCGTGCGTGGTCTTCTCGCGGCGGCGGAAGCCCATGAACCCGAGATCGGCGGTTACCTGTGACAGACCGCACCAAGATCAGAATAATCAACATCATCACCAGCGGATACGCCATCGTTGGATGGGGCTGCATCATCGCCCTCGCACAGGGGTTCAAGTGGCCCCTGTGGGCCACTGGCCTGGCGACCTTCGCCTTGGCGTACGTGTGGGGGTGCACAACCCTCCTGGTCAGGAACGCCATCCTCGTTTTTGGGGGGTGGCGGAAATGACAGAATTCGAGCGCCGCCACGAGATCAGCGAAAGCGGCTGGCCGCGCTGGTATCTCATCGGGCCAGAGGGCGCCGTACAGCTCGTGGCGATGCCCCTCCCGCTGCCGGCCGACATGATCGAGGGCTACTCTCTCGGCGTGATGGTGGACGGGGTGCGCCTCACAGGGGTCGACATCGGCTATCACTCGCCAGTGCCGCGGCGAGTTGCGCAAGAGCCGATGAGTCAGTGTCCTCTCTATGGCGATGGCGAGTGCTACTACGGAGGCACAAGCCTGGGGGCTGACGAGCTACTCAAGATGTGGGCGGAAGCCGGCTGCAACGACGAGATCATTTGGACCCCGCTCGAAGCGCGCTACATCGAAGCGTTCAGGCGCCGAGAAAGCGAGGACGGGTGAAGCTCTACATCGCCGGCCCGATGAGAGGCCGGCCAGAGATGAACTTCCCCGCATTCCTCGAAGCGGCGAAGACTCTTCGAGAGCGAGGCCACGAGGTCAGATGCCCGGCAGAACCAGAGCCAGGCTTTGACCCTCACGACCTGCGGCCGGCGATCGGCAACGTCCTCCAATGGATAGCGACACAGGCAGACGCGTTGATCCTCCTGCCAGGATGGGAGATGTCGCTAGGCGCCCGCGCCGAGATGGCAACAGCCCTGGCCGTTGGCATTCCCGTCTATCGCCTGACCGATTTCCTGGTGGACTGACCCGACAAGCAAGCCCCCCTCATGCGAGGGGGGCTTCGTCATGCCGCGGCCGTGGCCGGCTCTCCATCGGGGACGTACGGGCTCGCCCCGCCCAACACCTCTTGCAGCCTGCGAAGAGCGCGCTGCACGCGCGTAGAGATCGACTTCTCGGTGTCGCCGAGATGCTTCTCAATCCTCTTCCGCTTGCCTGGCGCGACCGCGAGGTTGCCGACCATGGCCACGATCTCTTTGTTGCTGTACTGGCCTAGATCCTTGAAGCGGAATTTCAACCGCGCCCGGTACTTCTGGGGCATCTCGCGTAGGCCGCGATCCACGTCCAGGAGCGACACGAGCCAGCCGCCGCCCGCGGCGGGATCAGAGACAGAGCGCGTCACACTCTCCCCTCGCCCCACGGGCGGACGCTCGGTGATTCCTTGGCTGTAGTAGTGCTCGACCAGCTCCCCGAGCTGACGAATGCTGTAGAAGGCCTCGTCTTCGGGCTTGTATCCGAGCTGCGCGGCGATCTCTCGCCGGCAATACCGGGCGCCCGCGCGGCGCGCGATCATCCTCATACGCCGAGAGGCGTACTTCTCCGCCTCTTCGTCCTCGTAGCTGCCCTCCATGTAGTCGTGCCATTCGGCCAGGACGCTGGGCGTGGACAGGATGTAGAGGCAGATCTCAGAGGCGATGTCGTCAGGGTCGAGCGTCGGCCAGCGACGCCAGAGGATGCCGGCGATCTGCCGGCTGTAGGTCAACAGCTCTTCGTCGTTCATGCTGTGGGGGCGCAATCTTTCCAAGGGTTGAGCTGGCTCAACCGCTGATACGTCCGATAGGCGTTCATGCCGTCACTCCCATCAGCTCATAGAAGGCAGAGAAGTCAGGCTCCGCCCGCGGGTACCACTGGCCATCAACGCAGAACGAGCCGTCATCGTTGATCGGGATCAACTCCGGATGCACACGATCGCCGCGAACACGTAGCAGGCCGAACGCCTGCTGCCAGTCGCACGAACCGCCCTTCAGATAGCTCGCCTGCGACACGTCCATGAGATGCCCGACCTCGAACCCCCAACGGGTAGAGGTCACCTTGCCGGCGAAGCCGCTCGACGTGGGGACCAGGCCGGCGCGGTGCGTGTGACCGCACACGACGGACACACCCCACTTAGCCGACAGCAGCGAGGCTGTACGGCCGGCGATCTGGCTAAGGCTGCCCTCGTCACCATGGGCGCACACCCATCCGGGAGCGATCTCGAAAGGCTTTGAGTGGTAGAGGATGCCGGCCGCCTTGTAGCCGGCAAGCTCTTCGATGTCGAGGCTGCGCAGGCCCGACAGGGCCGGCGCGTACTGCGCGAGGTACTTGCGCAGACGATCCCCATGATTCGAGCGAGACACGTCATAGAGGATGTCGCCCACCGCTTCGCGGAAGCGCGCATGGATGGAGGCGACGGCATCAAGGCCAGCCTGCAATGTGCCGGCGTACTCGCCGGCCTTTCCGCGGCTCCATTGACTTATCTCGTGGGCGTCCCAATCGTCGCCCACGTTCACGAGGCGGTCAGGCTTCAGGTCACGCGCGAAGGCTATGACATTGTCGAGCGCCGCCCCGTCGTGGAGCGGCGCTTGTATATCCGACACAATCAGAACGGTCTTCTCAGTCACACACAGTTAATGCCCGATTACTCAGCCTTTAAACGGCTACGTGTTGCAATCGTCCTCTCCGGCTTCCTTCGTCTCCTCGTCATCCTCCGGAGCATCCTTCGGAGCATCCTCAACGTAGTAAGCCATCACGTGATCACAGGCGATAGCCGTATCCTCGAAGGTGTAAAGGAGTTTCTTTCTCACAGCCTCGCGGAAATATCCCACCTGCTCAAACGAGGCAAGGAACGCCATCGGCAGGCCACCTGCCAGCATCACAGTTACTTTTACTTTCTTCATCGATCAAACCCCTCACTGCCAAAGCCGCTTGCAGCGGCACAACACCATTACCGATCAATCTGAACGTGTCTTTGCGGGAGAAACCGAAATCGGTCACATGACCATCAGGAACGCCCATCATCCATTCAGGGAAGCGCGCCGCCAGGCGCACGTTCCCCTTAGGGCCGATCTCGGTAGGCTCGGGCGCTAGGCGCCCGAAGATGCGCTCTTGCCGTCTGACGGCTGGACCGTAAACGCCCCATGAGACCCCATCGCTATCAGCGACTTGCCCGACTGGTGTCCGTTGTCCGGCTGCCCGCTGCTCATCGAAGCCACCGGCGTCGGGAGGTACTTCACCACCGTCCGCAGGTCCAGGCCGCCGGAGCCGTGCAGGCCAGCCCCGTTCGCGTCCGTCGTTCTGGGCGTAGGCAACAACGTCGTCCCGAGCTGCCCCTTCATCCCGCGCCCCTTGAAGTCTCTCGCTACGGGCGTCGGGAGAACACGCGAGGACGAAGACGCGTTCTCTTCGGTGAGATGCGCCGGCCTCGGAAGCTCGTACGCTATGCCATCGCGCATGAAACCCCATCTCGGCCAGCGCCCCGAGAACTCTGGGGAGTCCCCATCGTTTGAAGCCGGGTACGTTCTCCAGGAGGACGAACCGCGGCCGTAGCTCGCGAACGGCTCGAATGAAGTGCTCGACAAGGTCTCTTTCGTCGTCACTCCCTTTCCCCTTCCCTGCGTAGCTGTGCGGCTGGCATGGGATGCCGGCCGCCAGGAGGTCAACCCGCTCGACGGTTGACCAGTCAACCGCGGTGATGTCTCCCAGGTTCGGCACGCCTGGATAGCGCGCCGCCAACAGGATCGACGCGGCCCGGTCGTTGTCTGCCACCCAGGCCAGGCGGGCGAAGGGGAACACCACGCGGAGCCCCATCTCTAGCCCGCCATAGCCTGTGCAGAGTGAGCCGATGATCACGGCTGTTTGCTATTCCATGTCATATTTACGCCACGCTCGTTCTTCTCGACGCTTACGCGTCCTCTTGTAGAGGGGATGCCAGGCGAGCGGGTAACAGCACTTGCAGGGGAACCGCCAGTAAGCCGCTCGCCCGAGCATCATCGCCAACGCTTATTCACTCCACATCCGGTAGCAGTCGCAGAAATCGGGGAGCGTAGAAGCCGGCGATATCAAGATGTGCCCTGAAGTGAACCGCGGCCTCGGTTGTTTCCTCGTCAGGCATGTCGCTAGGGTTGAACCCGTAGCCGGTCGCCCACTCCCATAGGCCGCCCTCCCATGAGATCTTGCCGGCGAGCGCCTCGCGTGATTCGTAGCTCACGCCATCAGCCAAAACATTTCCTTGACCTTGTCCTTGAAGGTCTTCGGCCTCGGCAGCGGATCGGGCGCCATCTCCACTTCCCAGTAATCGGCCTTAGCTATGGGCGCCGGCTTGTCGTCCTTATCGAACGGATACTTGTAGATGCTGTTCGACGCGCTATGGAAGAGGCACACGCCCTCCGGGCGCATGAAGCCAGGCTTCGCCTGCGAACCGTTGATCTGAAGCTTCTCGGCTACATCCAGCACAGCCGCGGTATCCATTTCCCCCGTCCACAGTACGGGCACGCAGGAAAGGGAATCCAGCGGGGAAGAATAGCGCAAATGCCCCCACTTGTTGACATTGAACAGGCTGAAGTATCGCTCTCCCTGCTCGCAGCCGTATCCCCTGTTGATTCCATGGCCCCACCATTCGCCGAAGTGCGTCCCAACACCAAGGATATTTCGGAGGGTGTCACTGTGATCGTAGACCCAGCGGGCAAACCCGAAATTGTCAGCGTCCAGAGACAGGAGTCGCTTCCGCGACTGCGCGACCACATCACCATCTTCGGTGACGTGAATGGCGCCGTTGGTGCCGTCGATCTTCTCGGTAATCGTCACGTCTTTGAACAGGCGTGGCGTCTTGGGCCACGCGCGAAACTCGACATCAGTCATCGTAAACCTCCTTGAACGCGACTTGCTCTGTGCAATCCATCGGGCACAGCTCTTGAGGGTTCGTCCGCGAACGGTCATACAGGCATTCGAATGTGCGGCTGTTCTCCTCCGCGATGACGAGCCTGTGATTGCTCGTCCATACGCCCTCGCATACCATGTCGTTACTGATGACTACCCAGCCGGCCAACTCATCGCCGGGACTTAGCCCGGCAAGTTCACGCGCTAGCTGCGCGTCGATGAGGGCACCCTTAGCCATTAACGCCCCTTCGGAGTCACATTGATTTTGCCGTCGTCAGAAATGACGATCGTCGCCTGACCAGACTGCACAGCCTTCAACTTCACATAACCGTCCGGCCCGAGAACCTCCACCAATTCCTTGATGGATTCCAGTTCTGTACGAGCGCGCTCGTTCTTCGCCTTCTGCGCGTTGTTCTCTTCGGCCGCCTGCTGCGCAGCGGCCAGCGCGTCACGAACACCCTGCGGCGGAAGCGGCTGCTGAAGAGTCACATTGAAACCGGTGAAGAACGAGGCTCCGCCCTGCTCTTGAATGAATCCGGGGATCAGCTCCTTGACGCGCTCTTCCCACCGCTGCTTAGCCGCGGGATCGTTGAAGAGCGCCTTCCAATCGAACTCCTTACTGGCCGCGTCCATAGCACGATCGAGCGGCTGCCCCACGTAGATGCTCAGGAGACGGTTCCAGCCGGCGTCCTCGTACGCCTTGAACTTGAGCCCTAGACGCTCGTGGAACTGCTGAAGAGCCTTGCAATCCGCGGACAGGGTGAACGTGGCGACGCCGGCAACCTGCATCTCTAGGTTGTCCTTCGTCACAACCGTGATGGGAGCCGCCTCGGCGCCGGGCTTCTCGGCGAACTCGTAGGTTCGCTGTCCAGCCGGGTACACGTAAGCCTGGTCGGCCGGGCCACTGATGTCGCGACTGCCAGGCTTGATGCAGTTCTGAAAGGACGTGTCCGACAGCGGCCCGGCGTCGTAGACGACGCCCACCTGGTCGGGCTCCGGTGTGGTGATAGAACATCCTGTCGTCAGGACAATGCCGAGGGCGACAAGAGCGCCCGTGACCCACTTCCGCATGTTCAGTCCTTCGTGAGTTGCTTGGTGATCTCGTCGGCCATCCAGCCGGCGAACGGCTCGACGTCGCGCGCCTCGATGCAGCGTTTGTGAAGGCTGTCGAGCCACAGGAACAGATCGCGCGACTCCCGCCTGATCTGGCGGGTTCTCTTGCTGAAGGCGTTCGCCGACCAGCCGCCGGCGAGGATGCCGGCGACCAGCCCGAACGCGATGCAGGCCACCCAGGCGAGCGCCATGGGCTAGCTCTCCTCGTGAACGCCGATGGGCTTCAGGGTGCTGATCTGCACGAGCGCCTCGAAGGCGGTTTCCAGTTCGTCGCGGAACTTCTCAACCGCGGCGGACGCCTCAGCCCATGGGCGCTCGTGCGTGATGACGGAACCCCTGAACCCGACCGAGAACCGCTCGGAACCATCGGGGAGGATCACCTTGCTGACAGTGAACCCGAAGTCGCCGCCCTGATTGAGATAGATGCTCTTGTCAGACATCGCAGTCTTCCCATTCTCCTCGTAGAACTTTGAAACCGACGTTGGACACGTGCTTGTGCCGCTTGAGTTGGAAAACCTTCCGGGCCGCCCATTCGCGGGAACTGTAGTAGCGGCTGAAGGACTGATTGCCTGCTGCGTCTTCGGCGCTGACGTGCCAAACGGAATCTTGCATCACCACGTTTTTCATAGCCCTATCAGGCCTTTGATATAGTCGCGCCCTCTGGCGCGGAACACCCTATTCACGTCACTCTTTCTCCCCGGCTCGACTTCGGGCAGCTCGACAGGGACCGCCTGCGGGAACTGCTCACACACGAACTCCCCGAACTTCTCGCCGACTCCTGAAGGGTCGCGGTCCTGAAAAACCCATATCCGCGAAAAGTCTTTGAGGAGTCGCCCATAGTGCGCCTTCCACGCCTTCACGCCGACAACACCCACGGCTGGAATGTCGCACTCGCCATCCAGTGTCATGGCGTCTATCTCGCCCTCTGTGAGGGCGACCCAGCCGCGGTCATTGTCCAAGGCCGACACATTGAACAGCGATTGCTTCTCGAACGTCTGATACTTGCCGTGACCTTCGTGCCGTTCTTCGTCCTCGCCGGCCCCGAGACACTCGGGGCGAATGCACCGGAACTTGAATCCCGTCACCCCCACGCGCTTAAGCGTGGGGATCGAGAGACGGCCTGCGACGGTTCGATGTTCGGGCGCCGGCTCTGCCGGCACCACGCCGAGACGAAACCTGTCCACGCAAGCCGTGCTTAGCCCTCGCCCAGCCAGGTAGGAGAGAGCTTCCGGACTCTCCATCAGAGTCATCTCGTACTCGCGAGATGACTCCTCCAACGAGGTCAACTGCTCGTCGCTTAGCTTCTGCACGAGAACAGCCCTCCATGCGTTGGATGAAGTCGAACACCCCGCCGCCTTGCGGCTCCGATGGGCACGAGTGACAGAACCAGATCCCCCTAGAGGGATCTACGCTAAAGCTCGCGTTACGCTCGTCATGATCGGGGAAAGGGCACCTGATGACATGGTTGCCCGATCCCCGATACTCAACGTCGTAGGCGTCAAGGACTGGCCGTAGGTCCATTGGATGCGAACGGGTCGTCAAGGATGACCTGAATCCGCCGAAGAGCGAAGCTTCGGCCTTCCGATGTCAAGGCGTCCATGCGCGCCAACTCGTTTTGAATCCGTCGCATGTTGGCGAGAACAGCCTTCTTTAGCGCGATGTAGCGGTGTACGCCCTCATCCGTCATTGGGCCGCCCCATACGCCAGTCGTTCAGTTCGACATTGATCCCCACAGCCGAAAGCGCTTCCTTGATCTTCTCGGGCGGAGTTGTGTAAGCGGCGCGAGCGCTGTCATAGTCGTCATTGGCGCAGAAGACAGCCTTAATCGCATCGCCGGTTTCGCCACTTGTAAGGATCTCGGCCATCTTTTGGATGTCCTTGAAGTGCTTGAGGTCCTCGAAAATCATGTACCGTTTGAGGTCGATCTCTTCGACGGAGTAACCCTTTTCCTTGGCGTAGATGCCGAGGGCGCAGAAGCAGTCCTCTCCGGCTCGCCGGTAATGCAGATGGCCGGCGCCGAGGTTGTAGGTTTTCATGCCGTGCCCTCTCGTGCCTTCTCGATCGCCTTATCGAAGACCGCTATCATGTCTTCCTTCGTTCGGCAAAGGTCGTCGTTGTACCAGGTGAGGCCGGCGTAAGGCCGGTCGCTGATCTTCTGCGTCAGATCGTCCAGGAATTCGCGAGCCGCCTTGAAAGACTTATCCCGCTCACCGGAAGGACCGCGCCAGCAGTCGCCGTCCTCGTCAGGCTCGCAATCGCCCTCGTGGTAGTGGGCGTTAGTTGTGCAGTAGCCGACAGCGCCGAAGGCGCCGTAAACCATGGCGCCCTGCGCGCAATACTTGAAGCCGTCAGGCGCTTCGGAGTCCTCTTGCCTGTCTGCCGTCTGGCCCCAGGCGTTCGCTTCGAGGAACGCCTTCGACTTCTCGAAGATCTCGACCAGGTTCACGCGTCTTCCGCCTTCAGGGCGGCAGCCGACACGGTGCCAGTCACGTATTCCGTCGCATAGTGCCAGGGCACACCAGCGACACGCATAGCGGCGAAAATGTTGCTCGTCTCTCGCCGGTAGCTCGTGAGCCGATCGCCGGCCACCTGACCCAGGAGGTACAGCAGAACCTTCGCCTCTAGCTCGGTCAGCTCCAGCTTGTAAACCTTCTCCCGAACTTCCTTCTCGACGGTCTTCGTCTCGACCTTGGCAACAGCAGTAGCCATGATTCGTTTTCTCCGTTCGCCTAGTTGCTGATTCGCTTGCCCTGAAACCCGGCACTGCTGAAGGTGAATCGCTCGTGCGACCAGACGGCCGGCACGCCTGCGCGCCTAAGCGTGTTGTAAATGTCGTCGGTATGCTTCCAATAGGTCGGCTCGATGCCGTCGCCGGCACGACCAACGCCCGTGAGGGCGCGAAGCGACATCGCCTCATCCTCCGTGAGGGTCAGGACGTAAACCTTCTCGGCGACTTCCTTGGAGACGGTCTTAGTAACAGTGTCAACCGTGGCCTTGGCCATCCTCGTTCTCCTCCGGATCTTCGGGATATATCACTGTCGGGTCTTGCAAGTAGATGAACGCATCGCGAATGTTCAGCTTCACCAGGCCGTGACCTATCGGGCTAAGAGCCCTGCACTCGTGGAAAGCCCACTTGCCGTGTTTGAAGTGCCAGCTCGCATAGAACGGTTGCGCGTCGGGCCGGTTGATGCGAGCGACGAGCGAGACGACACCTATTTGCCAGCCTTCCTCTTCCGCTATGCGGAGGAGTTTCTTCGCGTTCGGTGGCATCTTGGATTCGTCCAGGGCTAGGGAGAGTTCGGGTTCAAATAGTTGCTGAGCGCCCGCATGAACAGCGCTGCTGTCTCGCCCGTCATGGTCACGTACCATTGGCCAGGGTCCTGTGTCCCTTTGCGCTTGTGCCATACCAGCCCCACATCAGCGCCGGCGTTGCGGCGCTCCGTCTCGGCTTCGGCCAACCAGCCGGCCAGTTCGCCGGCATAGCTGGCAGTGTTCTTCACCTCAATGACGACGTAAGGAACGCCGCCTATATCACCACGGTCGTTGCGACCGTTACGGATTCGCCTGTCTGCGTCTGGATAACCGTGATCACGCAGATAACCTGCGACGTCGTTCTCGGCTTTGGCGCCTTTCGCTTTGTTGTAGGCCCTACTGCCCACCGATGTCCCCAACGGCTTCGCCGCTGTCGATGCCTTCAGGCTTCAGGATCAGCGTCAACGGGCGATGCTGACAGGTGCATCCCTTACACTTGTCGTGATCCTTGTCCGCGCAATGGCTACAGATCATGGCCTTCTCCTGTTCTGCCTCTATCTGCCGATAGCGAGCATCGGCCCAGCCGATCGCAGCGTTAATAACCTCTACAACGGCGTTGCCGTATTCCTTGTCGTCAACAACCATGCCGGCTATGAGAAGCTCGTCGCCATCCGGCCGAACAAGATAAAGGTCGGTCAGGTTGTTTTCATCTAGCCGGAGAGTGAACGGTCCCGTTCGCATCTTTCTCCTCGTCGGGGTTCATGAAGCGGTAGAGGTCTTTGTCTTTGTCGTAGACCATGCCGCAAGCGGCAGGCTCGTTGCACACGAAAGGTTTCTTCGTCCACACCTGGTGAATGTCGAAGGCATTGACCGAGGAAAACGTTCGATGGCAGCGGGAGCAATGCGCGGCACGGAGGCCGCCCCATTCTTTCGAGCAACCACCACATGTGACCCTCATGCGGCCAGCGACCAGTTACCCGTAGGGGCGTTAGGAGCCGGGCCGTAAGGCCATTGGGGTGTCAGATCGGAGAGAGTCAGGGTTTGAGGATCGAGCCTCAACCGTCCGTAACTCTGTGCCATAGGGTCTTCCCGCCCTTCTCGGTTCTTAACCGCTGCGAAGCGAAATTCCTCGTCTGTTTTTGCGACGCTCAGAATGAGCGAGGGCAGCTCGACAACCTTCCCCTTGACGGCATTCATCCCGCCTGGCCTATCCAGCGAATCGCTGAGATTGATGTGGTGCAGCACATGGACGCACGCGCCCAGCTCGTGGGCGAAGTAGTCCATGACGTGGCTCATCTCGCGGAGGCCGGCCCATTCGTCACCGGCATCGCTGTAAAGATTGATGAGGTTATCCACCACAACCAGATAGGGCGGGATTCCCCAACGCTCGTGAAAAGCGTTGAGGACATCCTCTAGAGCCGCCATGTCGGGGCGTTTCTCCAGAGCGAGGAAAAGGTGATCGGCGCCCTTCAGGGCGGCCCTGTATTTTTCTCGTCCATCAGAACTCAGAGCCTCTTTGACGTGTGCGATGCTGTCGCCTGTCAGAGCGGCAGCCGCGCGGGCTGCCAATTGGAAGCGCGACATGTCGCAACTGATATACAACGTGGGGACGCGCGCCTTGATGGCATGATCAAGCGCGAAGATGCTTTTACCGCCGCCAGGCCGGCCCGCGGTCATAGCGACCGTGGACCGGTGAAAGCGGATGTCGTGATCTTCTAGCGCCTGATAGACGGCCGGCAGGGCTTCGCCGGCCGACAGGTCTCCATCAAGGGAACGATGGAGTGAGAGCAAGCTCAGTTCTTAGGTACGTTGCACCATGAGCCCTTGTGATCTCGCGAGCCGCTAGGGCAGTCATGGATGTAGTACTGGCCGTCCTTGATGGACCTCGGCACGATCTGTGCGGGCATCTGGCATGTCTTGCACACGGGGCTCTGCATGCAACGTCCACAGTGCGTTAGCTGATAGCCCCCCTGCGGGGGCACCTGCGGTGCCGGCGGGGAGACAACCTGCGTGCCAGGCATGACAGCCTGGACGGTGGCCGCGGCCTGCTGAAGGTCCTGCGGAGCCAGCCCTTTGAAGGCCGCCTCGGCGGCGTGGATCTGCTCGACCCTCTCGACGGCGTGTGCCAGGTGAAGATCGAACTCTGTGGGGTCGCTACCCCTCACGTTGACCAACGTGTCATTCGGTGTCTTGAAACTTACCTGGATTCCGAAGCCGTCCAAGTGATATTCTCCTGTTGAAACGAGGGAGCATGCTCCCGAGTTGACCACTAGAGGGACGGCGGGACCCTGGAAAGTTGAGCCGTCCCTTTAGTGTTTCTAGCTGAAATCTGAGACGCTGGAAGCGTCGGGGTATACCCGAACTACCCTAAGCCTGTGAAAGTGGCTGAGATTCTCGCCCCTTTACTCGGAAGGGGCATTCTCGGCTAGACAGCCAGGGCGAGGTCACCGCGGTAAGCGGGGTGCTGGGGATCATAACGCCAGGCCTCGCGGCCGGCCGCCCACGTGCAGGCGTCTCGCACGTCACACCAGCCGCAGTGCCGGCCCGGCTTTGCCGGGAACTCCCCGAGACCAATGATGCGCTCGCGCGCCTGCACGCCCTTCACCCATGTGTCCGTGGACACGTGAGCGAGCGAGGGCATCAATGGGCCATCCTTCGTGATCGGCTGAAGGATGCCCTTGCGGGCGCCGTAAATGGCGCCCCGAGGAGGGCGCACGCCATAGCGAATCTCGATCAGCGAAGCGTAAGAGATGAGCTGCGACAGATCCTCTACCGGCATCGAACCCGACTTGAGGTCGCAGATCACGAGCGAGCCGGCCGCGTAGGCGTCCGTGAAGATCCTGTCAATGAACGCGAGAAAGGGAGTCCGCACACCGGGGACTGCAACCTTGATCTCTAGCTCTATCGCCTCTTCGCCATCTGGGGTCACCCAGATGGCCAGCTCGGGGTGTGCCGCCCGCCAGGCGGCGTACGCCTTGCCCATCTCGGGCAAGTGGTGCTCCCACCATGCGCGGTCTTCGCGGTTCGGCCACGCCTTCGAGGCGCGACCGGAGATGCGCCACTCCTCGGAGGGGACCGCGGTCTTGTCGATCTCGCTCGTGATCTCATCGGCGAAGATCGTCCTAGCGATCGTCGCCCATTCGAGCGGCCTCCACTCGGGACAGCCGGCGCGATCGTAGTCCTCCGCGAGCTTGTGAAACGCCCTACCGCCGACGCTGGCCCACGAGGGCAGCCCCTTGTAGGGCGTGCCCTTACTCAGGTAGAGCTTGCTTGGACAAGCGTCGAGCTTGGCCAACGTCGAATATGAGAGACGCTCAAGCGTCAGTGCTGGCATATGGGATACCCCCGATGAGCGATTTACCGAGGTTTTACCCACGACGAGACACCTATAACCCTGCGTGACGGTTTCGTTACCCTCCGTCAGGATCGAAGTGCTTCCCCCGAAGCGAGTAAAGAGACTGTATGCCTGTGACCTGTGGGATTGCAAGTAATTCCCGTGATGTCCAGACCTAAATGTCAAGATCTTCCTACTGACTAGTAGTGTGACGTAGGTCACACACGAGGAGATTAACTTGTCGCGCTTCGCGCGTTTGACGAGGGGAGAGATAGGGCATGAAGGTCTTTCGGACACAACAAAAAGGGCGGAGCCCTTCGGGGCTCCGCCAATTGTCCTTAAGCCATCGATCATTGTTCGATCTGGCAGCCTTCCGGGGCTGCCCATCATTCGATCGATCGATGGGCCGGCCCTCAGAAGGCCGGCCATGTTCGGGCGCCCTCGAAGGGCGCCTATAAGAGAGAAGATCTAAAGATCATGTGCCCGCCTCAAAGCGGGCTAAACATCACGACTACATAACGTTACATCATGGCTGCTCAGAGTGACTAACTCTCCCCTCGCCCCGATCCGGCGAAGCCGGCCCGAAGATCCCCTTTCGTCCTCTAGCCAAGACTAGGTTCGCCGTGATAGGGCGAACCTGTTGACGAGATCCGTCAAAGAGTCTTAAGGTTTTGTGCCCAACAGGCCAAGGCTACGGGATAAGATGTGACTCCCAATCGTCCAAGATTATTCCGTTCGTGGCTTGGGTATACAGAGAGTAACCAAACACCCAGGAAGCTCACGCAATGGACCTCACCCCGATCACGCTCCGTGAAGCATTCAAGATCCACGAGAAAGACCTCATCGGCCTACGGAACCTCGCTCTCGGTACGGTCGAGAACTACGGCGTCGTCTACCGCACGCTCGCCCGCTACATCGAGGAAGCCCGCGGCCTGGACCGCGAGGCACTGACAACCGACATCACCATGGCGACCGTGGAAGGGTTCTTCCGCGACTACGTGGCGGCCAAGGCCCCCAGCGCCTACGAGCAACGCAAGTCGAACCTGCGTCACATCATCAAGTGGTTGATGAAGCGGGGGCATCTCGCCCCCGACGTGAACTATGCCGAAGAGCTGCCGCCGCGGCGGCACACCGCCAAGGCCAAGCGCGACCGGCGCTTGACCGACGAGGAGTTTGTGACACTCCTGCCCGTCGCCCGGAAGACCCACCTGCGCAACTATTACCTACTGCTCTTCATGCGCCTCACCGGACGCCGCATCGGCGAAGTGGTGGGAGACAAGACCGGTCAAGAACCGCTCGTGTGGGCCGACATCCGATGGGAGGAAGGCTTCATCGAGTGGAACAACAACAAGGGTCGCAAGCTCGGCAAACAGATGCCGTTGACCCCGCGCCTGCGCGCGGTGCTCGAAGCCTGGCGCGACGCCTACGCCAAAGAACTCGGCGTGGACGAGCCACACGCGAATTGGATCGTGTTCCCTGCGCTCACTGCGACCGGCTACGCCCGCAAGGGGCACACGCGCCCGACGATCCTGGCGCCCAACTTCATCATGACCAACCCGGACAAGGTGATCCGCCCCTTACTGCAACGCGCCGGCCTCTGGCGCGGCGCCGGCGACGGCTGGCATATCCTTCGCAAGACCTTTGCGAACCAGCGCAAGCAGGCAGCCAGCGACCAGAACCGCGGGGACGCGTGGGAGCTGACACAGATCGCGCTCGATCACGAGGACGTGAAGACGACGCGCATCTATGTCAACGACCATGAGGATTATGATCGTTACGCATCGTGGGCGAACGCCACACCGGAGCTGACCGCGAACGCCATGGAGAAGATTCCCGAGCTGGCCGCGCTCGCAGCGGCCCCGGAGACAGCAAAAGAGCCCACGAGCGAACCGGAGGTCACTGACCATTCTGACGCTGTGTCGGCACAGGTAGTGGACTTCGCGGCTTTCGCTCGCGGGCGGAGGGCGCTAGCATAGATGGTGAACCTTGCGTGAGCGAGCCCAACGGCGGGCGTGACGATGCCGCCCGTCTGCGGGTACGTATGGTTCACGGAGCCCCTGCGACGGCCGCGCGGGGGCTCCACTGTCTCTACTTGTCCCCTCCCATCAATCCATTTTCCTGGACTGATGCACGACAACGCACCGTTACGGTACGTTATCCGCATTTACGCTAGCGCATGGGGACACCTGAGACAAGGGGAGAATGGTGCGGTCCAGAGCACTACTCGCGATATCTGCACTGCTATGTGCAACCGCCTGCGCGAACGGTGCAGACGGAGGCAAGCGGATCGATCCGTGCGACCACCTAAGGGCGGTCGCGTACGAGCTGTCAGAGGACAAGTCGCCGGCCGCGACCGTGGCCGTCGCCGAGCACATCACGCAGCACCCGCAGTGCTGGGATGCGGCGCTAGTGGCGGAAGCCCATAAACATCTCGTGCAAATCCGCCAGGACGAACAGCGCCGCGAAGCGGTTGACCTGTGGCTGGCCCGGAACGGGCTAGGGTATCCGCAGGACTAGGCCAGGCTTGATAAGGCTAGGCTTGCTTCCCACGGCAGCCTTGTTCGCCGCATAGAGCTTCTGCCACGTGGTGTCATACAGCGCCGCGATCTTGGCCAGGCTGTCGCCCTTGCGGACGGTATAGAGGCGTTCCTTAACCGGGTTATCGACATAGCCATAACCAAGGATCGTCTTGTCGCGCTTGCGCGTCTGCACGGCTACCCAATTCTTGGCGCCGCCCTTCGTGGTGTTGCCTTCGAGGCTCTTAATCGTCTTGCTGCCGACCGCGGTCACGATGCCCACATGGTCGGCTACGCCGTTCGCCTTCCACGAGTAGAAGACCAGCGCGCCCACGCGCGGGGTCGAGCCCCACCGCTTGCGAGCCTTGAGCCAGTTGACCCACGAGGGGCAGTAAGCGAACTGCCCTGCCTCCTTTGCCAGGCCGGCAGAGCTGTAGAGGTAGCTCGCGAACATGGCGCACCACGGAGCCGTCAGCCATGAGCCCTTGAGCCCGCGCGGTTCACACCACCAGGTGATGAACTTGTTCGGTCGCCCGTAGTGGGCGACCAGCTTTTCCCCGATCGACGTGACGAGCTGCGCCTTACTCTTCGCCATCGTCGTCAACCTCTTCGTCAGTGCCCTCGGGAACGTCCGCCTCGGGCGGCAGTTCGTCAGGGAATTCGGGATCGGACCAAACGACCGACATCAATCTTTCCTTCGCTGCTGTAGTGGCCGGCAGCCTTCCCGGCTGCCTTCGGCATGCTCGGCACGGCAGGGCCGAGAGGGCAAAAATCTGGGACGCCCAAATCTCGGAGCCAACCTAGGACACCCGCCAGCCCTGAAAGGCTCTCAAATTCTTCCCCCTTCGGCGGGAATGGGCATTCCTGCGTCGTCTCGCACACCACAACCTGAATGCCTTCCGACGCAACCCACGTCGCCCGCCTGTCCGCGGGCACCATCTGAATCACTTCGTCGTTGCGAGGGTCGTAAATCAGGTGGGGGGGGCAAAGGTAGGCATTGGAATATTCGGCGGTGAGGCGTGCGGAGTACTCTCCGCCCAGCCCGCTTGCGATCCATAGGCATCGTGGGGCATCCATTGCCAGAACGCCGGCGTCCCTGTAGGCGGGTATGCGTTCAGCCGTGGGCAGCCAGGCAGACATCCGGTTTCCTCCGCCTGCTCGGTAAGCTTGCTTACCAACTCTTCAACTTTGGTCAGGCGGTCAGCGAGGCTGCCGCCCCCATTCGGGACCAGATGAGAGCGAACCTCATCACGCATATAGGCTTTGATACCGCGCATGATGGCGCGGTAAGCCAGCGTCCCCAATCCGATAATGAGAGCGGTCGCAACCGCGACCGTGATTTCAGTAACCACTAGTTCAACGTCCGTAGTTCAACCGTCAGCACGCCACCCCACGACTCCCGCGACTGCGGCGGGACTTGCTGCCGAAACTCAATCTGCTCAATGGTCACGGGCTCGGCGGTGCCGGCCGCCAGGTCCTCGAAGAGGACCACTTCGCCGGCGCTGTCGAGCGCTTCCATCTCCTGAAGCCGCTCAAGAGCGAACCCCGGATAGCCCATTCTCACGCCGTTCAGATCCAACTCACTGTCATAGCAGCGGAGAGGAATGATGTACCGGCGCGGCCTCGGGCCGCCCGGCAGAGACTTCACCTGATACCCGCGAAGAACAGGCGTCTTCGTGGCGTCGCCCGAAGGCGCCGAAAGTGTGAATCGAAGCTGAATAAATTCTTGCGGGGTCGTCGGCACATTGATGGGCAAATCCTCGTCCTGCTGCGCAGCAGACGAGACGGAAGCGAGAAGAGTCCTGTTGCCGTTGTCGTCCACACTCGCGATAGCGATAGGCCCGTCAAGATCGGCCTTGATCCGGAAACGCTTGAACAACTTAGGCCACAAAGTGTTGTGCCGAATGCGGCCAGTCTCGAACCAGCCGTTTTGCTCATAGTCCGTCGTGGACTGCACGAACAAACCCTCGCCCGCGACCGCGAGCACGAGCCGTTCTTGCCGGCCGAACGTGGTCACGCCCGTGACCTCGCCGGCCTCGTGAACCATCGCATCCTTCGCGTACGGGTAGCGACCCGAGCCCAACGGGGCAGCCAGGTCGATTCTCAAAGCGCCCGATGTTTCATCAGAAAAGCCGCCCGTGAAACCGGCGTACACGAAGTGGTCGATGGCCACAAAATCCTTGACCTCGGCAGGCGTCGGAATCAGAGGACCGTACTCGATATCGCCCCCCACGGTCGCGACAGCGATACGCACCCCCTTGGACGTGCCGACACACAAGAACTTGCCGACGTACGTATAGAGGGCTGTACCCAGCTCCCCGCGCGGCAGCTCCGCCGCGACCGTGGCAACGGTCAGCGTCGGCAGAGCGCCGGCCGTGGTCAGCGCGAGCTTCAGAATGAACGACTCGACACCGCCATACCCGATGGCGTAGATCGCCTCGGGACCTTCAGAGATACCCGTCCATTGCCACGAGGTCACAGGATGCGTGTACGTAGCCGTAGGCAGGCCATGGGGTGCGCTGCCCCCCGTGGGCACCAGTTCATACAGGGCGTTGTTCACCGCGGCCACGAGGCGCCCCTTACACCAGCGGATGACCGCAGTCGCGGCGCTGATCGTCCACAGCTTCGAGCCGTCCGTGGTGCCCGTCAGCGGCCCGGAATAGATGCCGTCCGCGGAGGCGGCATACCAGTTCGCCCCATCGGTCGTGATGCTGAGAATCGTGGAGTCGCCGCCCCAATCGATCTCGTCGGCACTATCGGAATCCACCAGGTATAGGGCGTCGCCATCGGCGTACAGCACGCCATCAACCAAGCCCACGACACCCACAGCCAGCACAGAGCTTCCCCCCTCGGCGACGTTGGTCATCTTGTGCAGAAGTCGCATCTGCCCTTCGTCCCACGGGTCAACGCCCTCCGAATCGGAATACCGGAATTCCGCCGACTCATCGAGACGAACGTCTGAATTCACGATCCCGGCGCCGAGATGCCAAGACGACTGAGAACGCAGCCACCACCCGGACAGGGATTGCTCGCCCGGCTCAAGGCCATTATCGAATTGGTCTTTCCGGAATTGTGCGCTGCTGCGCACGAGAGGATTCTCCGGACTTGTGTCCGCCCTGAAAGGCACGCCACCAATGGCGTAATCGAAAGTGTTGTAGAAGTCCTGGAAAGGGTTCGCGCTGGACGCCACCCGGAAGAGTGGCGTCGGCAGAGTGCCCGTGATAGCACTTTGCGGCCTAGGCATTACGCCACCCGGTGAATCGAGATCTGCCGATCCTCAAGTTGAACGGTGCTAGGCGACTCCTCATCGCTAGCAATACGGACCTCCACCCACCGTCCGCTGTTCGCCTGGAAATCCGCGCTACACGCGTAGCGCCGTTGCACGCTGGTCGCGCCCAGCGCGACAGCGTCACCCGAACTCGCTAGAATGCCCTCATCCTGGTGAACGATGTTGATGTAATGGGCGTCAAACTCGCTCTCCACGCTGACCGTGACACTTGCCGAGACATGCCATACGGCGTCATCAACGTCAGTCGGCAAAGTGATTCGCGTGCTGCCAGTGTTGGCCGCCCACGTGTTATTCCCGCCCACATTATGATCGAGCGTCCCGAAAGAGACCGCCTGTGCTCCGTTGTCGCCCACGCTGGAAATACTCACTTCGGTTGACGACGCGGAAGACCGCTTATAGGCGAGCCCTGTAGCTCCCCCGCCACCGCCGCCGTCGAGCGTGCCGCCGTTGGCGTCGTCGCTATGATCGTGCGTGGCATTCACGAAACTCGCGATAGTAGGAGTGACCAGCGTCGGGCTTTGGAACGTGAGGCCAGACCCGAACGTGACACCGGTGATCGTGCCGCCCGAAATTGTCGGGCTCGTGAGCGTCTTGTTCGTCAGCGTTTGCGTGTCGGTCGTGCCGACGACCGAAGATGAGGCGCCCAGGCCATGGACGCCTGTGCTGTCTGCGATGTGGTCTTGCACGTCACGCAGGTCGCGGGCCGAATAGCCGTGGACGACCGTCGCTCCGGAGTCGTGCGAGCTGGCCGGCGTGCCGTCCACGCCCCGCGTGATAGTCCACGTGGTGCCCGCAACCGCGGTCACCTCGCAAACCTCCTCCGTAGCCAGACCGGGATCAATGATGATCGTGTAAGGCACGGACGGATAGCCGGTATTCGAGCCGACAGTGATAGACGTGTCAGAGCTGTTGATACCGCTCGATAGGGTCGTCTCTTCGGCGACGTTAGAAAAATTGCGTGCCATTAAATGTATCCGAGATGCGAGGTTGAAGGATTGAGCCGGTTCAGCCGCTCACGCTCGCTCATCAAAGCGAGCTGATACATCTGAAGGAAATGCCGGGCCGCGTGCTGAGACGAGCCGGGCGGAACCTGTTGAGAGCGGAGCTGCTGTTCAATCGCGTTGATTTGGAGGCGCGGCGCCTCCATAAGACCGACGAGGCGGAAGCATGCGCCGTAGACGATGCAATCTTCCGACGTGGCCGCCAGGCCGGTTGCCGTCGCAAACTCCGTGTCGTCGTCCGTGAAAGCACTGGGGGGCTTCGTGTAGGTGACCCGTACGGCTTGGCCTGCGATCGGCTCCTGGTAAATGTCGAGGCTCTTACCGGAATCGAAACTGTCAGGATCGGCCTGCGGGTTGAAACGCCAGCGGACCAGCGTCGCCCATCGCTTCGTCGGGCCGATCGTCTGCGTAGTCACATGGCGAACCGTGTCAACGTCCTCGGGAAGCTCGAACGTAGTTCGCGCCGCCACATAGTCAAACTCGTGATTGCCGACAACGTACAGGTCCGGATAGACGCCACGAATAGTGTCGTTGATAGCCTGCTGAACTTGTCGCCTTGGAAACTTCGGGCTGTTGATGATGCAGTCATTGGCGGAGTGCGCGGCCGCGGTTGTTCCCTGATAGCCGCGCCCGAAAGGCGCGACCGTCACATCGCCCGACGAGTTATCGACACGAGCGACCCATAGCAGTTCATCGCCGATCTCGCACATGCCCGCGCTGATGAACTTCGGGTCATTCACGCGGAACGTCAAATCGTCGTCTGCGATGTCGCCGAGAATCCAAGTCTTCTCGTCCTGGTCGCGGCTAAAGCCTTGAAGATAGGAAATAACCCTATCCGTCATTTGAGAGAGAGTGCTCATTCGGGGTCCGGGATAGTCGCCAGGGCGCCCGGAGGCGCCAGTCCGGTCGTGCCTGCCAGGGCGTTACACACGCCTTGTAGGTCCTGATCGTGAGGCCACTCGTCAAGATCGGCACGAGCCTTCTCGTTCAGCGCGCCCACAACTTCGAGGCCGGTCGTGCCGGCCCACGCGTTCGCGGCGCCCGCCGCGCCGAGGCCAGAAGTACCGGCCAGCCGATTAAGCTGGCCTTGTAGGTCAAGAGTCATCGCGCACCCCGTAGGGCTTGCCGACCCGATCGGATTCGTCTAGGGCGTGACGGATCTGGCGTGTCTGCGTGCTGTCCGGCTGGATGCCCTGCTTGCGGGCGCTGGCATAAAGGTCAAGCTCAGCGTTCCAGCGCTTGTCCGCGGTGTAGTCGTGGTTCGGATTCGTGGCCGATCGGCAATAGCCGACCTTGATCCCGTGGGCGCGCCGGCAGGCGCCCCACGAGGCGTGATCCTGCGTAGCGCAGGCAGCGATACAGGTCATGCGGGTTCCAAGGTGATGTATGAGCCGTAGCCGGCGTCTGTCAGTTCGTCCGCCTCGTCCGGGGTGATGTCATGCCGGCGGCCGCCGAGAAAGACCTTCTGCGCTGCCTCGATCTCGGTTTGCGCTGGATAGCGCACGCTCGACCAGACGCCGTCAGCGTCCTTGATGATCGTGATGCCGCGATGGATACCGAACCTCACGTGAAGCCGGTCCCACGCGGCCGGCGTCTCTTGGATCGACGGGTTGACGAGTAGCAGGCGATGCAGGTTGCGAACGTGCGGGTCCTCTACGACCTCGCGAGACTCGATGCCCACAACTTCGATCGTCTGCGGATAGCCGATGTCGAGCACCGCAGCCCCGAACGCCTCTGCCGAGGCGATACCCGAAGGGGTCACGAACTGCTCGATCGCAACATTCGTGCTACCGAACGCCTCACCCGAGGCGATGCCTACAGGTCCGATCAGCGCCGCCAGGCGCGGCGTGCCAAAGACGGTCGTCGACGCGATCCCCGAAGGACCGAGATAGAGGCGCGTCGTCAGGGTGCCGAACGCTTCGCCCGATGCGACGCCTTCGGCCTCGATCGTCTGAGGTTGCGGCGTGCTGATGATCAGTCCGCCGAACGCCTCGCCAGAGGCGATACCCGTAGGGCCGATGACGGCTACGACGTTCGGACTCCCGAATGCCTCGCCCGTCGCGATGCCGGACGGAAGAATGTCCTGATCAAAAGCCCCAGACGGCACACCGACCGTGATGCCAACCCTGTCAACGACCGAGCCGCTACACGTGAAATTCAGGGAGGAGGTAGCCGAACTACTGGCAAGGGTCCTCGTCGCGGACGAGCCGGTGACCCAGCCGCTTTCTTGACGGTCTGTCCTCTCCTCAAGGCCCGTTGGCGGCGTCCACGTCCGCGCCGCACTGCTGCTATTCGCCGCCAGGATGAAGCGGATTTCCAGCGCCGTAGCGTCCGGAGGAGTAATGCCAGGCGTAGGACCGGACGTGCCACTACCGCTAGTAGTGGTCACCTGCCAGACGGGCGCCTCTGTCCCAGCGTCATTACTGGTGACGATATGGGCGGTTGAGTAGGCGCTACTGGCGGTATTGTAGGTGACCGAATAGTTGGCCGGCTCGGACGGGCCGGCAATTTTCCAGAAAAGCCGATAGCCGGTTTGGTCCCCGCCCAATCCAGACGTAAGACTGTTCCAGGTCGAACCGCCAGAGATGCCAATGCCAGACCCGTTGTTGCCCGCGTCATTATTGATAGCGGCAACCATGTAGGTGCCTTCAACAACACCCGAAGGTCTGGCGATATTATAGGGAGAGGTCTGACTAGAAGCCGACGAGCTGGCGCTATAAGTGGCCATCAGGTGTTACAGTGCGAAAATCTTGTTCTCGCCCGAATCCCACTGAACAGTAACGTCACCGCCGTTAGGCGTCAGTGGCAGGCCGGTAGCGGTGTCGATGACAGCGATAAGGTTCGACGTTCCAGCGGTGCCCGTGTCCTTGTAAATGACGAGATGGTCACACGGGTCGCCCGCGGCGACCTCGGTGAAAGTGACATCGTCGGCATCCGCGACGCCATCGGTTGCCGTCTTGTTGGAAAGGTTCGCGCTCGTGGCGACGAGCGTGCCGCCCGCGCCGGTCACATCGTCAAGGAAGTCGTGCGTCGCGGTGTCGGGCGTGTAGCCCTCCACGAGCACAACCTTGATGTTGTCTGTCAGCCAATCGAGGTTGCCTGATAGGAAGCTCTCGCGAGCGGAGTCGTACAGTGCATTAGCCATGAAGATACCGAAGGCCGCCAGATAGCCTCTCCCCGCTGAAGGGGAAAGAATCTGACGGCCTTTTAGGTCGTGGGGGTAGAGAAGGGTAGGGCTCGGTTTCCCGAGCCCTTAGAATCGCGTTTAGCTGATGGAGCTAGCCGACTCGCCACGGATCAGAGCGGCCTCGCGGAAGCGAGACCAGCCGAGAACGCCGTACCAGCCGACCGGGCGCATCCTCATCAGCTTGTCAGTGACGTTACCGATGACGGTGTGCGGCTCTTCGGCGACCGCTTCGGCAAGCGCCTCGCGACCGAAGAACAGCGACCGGTAAACGGTAGCCGAACCTTCGCCATCGGTATTGGTGTAGATACGAGGAGACTCAACGAAGTAAGCGCCCTCGTAGATACCGATGTTGCCCTGCCAGATCGAGTCAGGGCCGCCAAGGTTGTGCGGGTCGCGCCACGCAGCGCCGCCAGTCTCGGCCCGAAGGTCGTGCGACTGGTCAGGGTGAAGCATGCATGCGTAAAGGTCGCCCTGTCGAGGAATGACCTTGCCGCCGCGGAGCTTCGCGACCGCGAAACGAACCATCTTCGAGTTGAAGATGTCGGTAGCCTTGATCCCACCGACAGTGCCGGCGTTGGCGCCGGCCAGAAGGTTAGACTTCAGGGCACCATTGTTCATGCGGACCTGATTGGTGCCACCAACCAGGGTCGGCCTGACAATCTCGTCCAGCGAATCCCGCATGTTGTAGGCGAGAATGTTGGCGATACCGGAATCAACGTCAGACAGCGAGAAGAGCTGAAGCTTCCGAGTCTTCAGAACAACATTGCCATACTCGCGAAGAGTAATGGTGACGCTGCTCGTAGACGGCACACCAACGGCATCCGGATCGATCGTCTCGGAAAGCTCCGCAGTCTGCGGCGAAAGGTCGTTATAGAACTGCATAACGACCGAGCTGCCAGGCATAGCCTGTTGAGCCGGAGAACTGTCCGCAATCATGCGGAACATAGGCGTGGACCGCAGCGCGAACCGAACAAACCGGTCATACGCGGTCTGGATGAGACTAGTACCGAGAGAACTCGGATCAGTAGAAGTATAAACGTTAGACATAGTTACGGCGGAGCCCTATCTCCGCATGGGGGAATCATCAGAGCCCGCCCTTCTTAATGAGGGCGTGAAGCTGCTCTTCTGTCAGGTCAGGGTCGTTCAGCTTCGCCATCAGCTCTTCAGCTCGACCGCCGAACGGCTGCGCCGTCGAAACGGCTTGCTGCATGCGCTGTGTATTAGCGACCTCTTCGGCGGTAAGACCACCGTTCGACGTGGCAGCGTTCTCGATGAACTGCTGTCCCTGACTAGCCGGCGCATCCTGCGCCTGCTCCCCACCAGTCGCCTGCGGTGCAGGCGTAGACGAGGAAGGGGTGAACACATCCCCATAGTCAGAAAGCCACGTCTCGATCGCCTCGGCGGACGTAACGTCAGCCGGAACAAGCTTTGCGACCTTTTCGGGTACGCCCTTCGCCTTCAAGACATTGCCGACGACAAACTCCCGGTGCTCCTGGCGGAGCTTATCTGCCTCTTCCTTCGCTTGCTTAGCTTCCGCCTTGGCGTCGCGAATCACCTTTCGGAGCTGCTTAGGCAGCGAGCGAGGATCGATAGGCTGCTCGTCGTCTTCGTCCTGGTAATCCCAAGCGTCGTACTCAGACACAAATACTCCCAATATCGTTACTATGAAAAGCGCAGGCCACATCCGCCGATGGGGCGTCATTGGATGGCTCCTGCTACCGGACTTAGGTACTCACGAAGGCGGGCCGGTCGATCCCTTCATGGGGCTCCCTGCGAGAGATTCGAACTCCCATTACGCGGTCCAAAGCCGCGCGTCCTGCCGTTGGACGAACAGGGAAGGTGTACTCTTTCACTATGAAGATCGCTCAACTGATCGAAGCGCTAAGCAAGCACGACCCCGAAGCCGAAGCTTTCATAACGGGGCAAGAGTGCTTGTATGACGTCTCGGCTGTCATGAGCCGAGACGAGTATGCGGACCCAAGCGTTCCGCCGAACGCTGTCGTTATCACGCGTGGCACTCTTACCTTGTAGCGGGTGCGGGATTCGAACCCGCGACCTCCGGCTTATGAGGCCGGCAAGCTACCAGACTGCTCTAACCCGCTCTGGGTAGCGGGAACCAAGGTCCCCGCTCCGTGCGTCCCCCAGGACTCGAACCCGGACCCCCGACACTTCACGCCGGCGCTCTACCTCTTGAGCTAAGGACACGAGACCCCGACCACAAGGGAAGGGGTGGTGTAGCTGCTAGGCGGCAGGCTCCAAGATCAGCCACCCGACCTTGCCGGTATGCGTGTTGCTGGAACTGGTGATCGTGAAGCTCGTGCCCGCAGTCCGGGCCGACACCACAAGGAAGCCCTCGGTGCCCCCGCCGTCCTGATCGGTCAGAAGGATCACGCTGTCGTCAGTGACAAGGCTGTTGTTCACGGTCGCCGTGCCGGCGACCAGAGTCGCCGTACCCATCCGCTGATTAGAGCCAGACGGCACGCTCGCAAAGACATCAGCCGCGGTCAGATTGCCCGACAGCTCGTTAACACTAGAAACATGAGACATTGATCAATACCCTCAATTAGTATTCGGCGCGGCTCCGTCGAGCCATCGCCTTGTCACCCACTCCGGACCTTCCGGAGAACCGGGAAACCTCTTTGGTCGTCAAGCGCTTCCGCTTGGCGGAAGCCAAACCGCTACCGCCGAGAAGTTCGTCTTCCAAATCCTGTTGGCCGAACGACTCGCCATAGAGCGAGCCAAGCCGCTCCGCGGCCGGCAGATTTTCCCCGATCGTCTGGTAAGCCCCGCGAGCCTGCTCGCCCGAAACTCCCAGATCGGCGAAGTATTCCGCCCTCGCCTGCGTGATACCGAGCGAGTTGCGCGCCGCCTCGGCGCCCACCTGCGCAGCCCTCACCTGCTTTTGCAGAAGGGGTAGAGCCTTGTTTTGATCCAGCATGTAGGCGACCAGGTCACCATCTCCGAGGCCGTAGCTCTTCAAAGTCTGGAGATAGTAGCTGTCGCTCGAATACAGGGCCGTTGACGCGAGCGAAACGCGCTCTTGGATCTCAGCCGGCGACACGTCGCCGCTGATCCAACCCGTGAAGTCGTCATAGCTGTCATAGAAGCCCTCAGGCAAGCCGGCAGCCGACATGATCTGACGATACTGGCGCTCCAACGCCAGGTATTCGGCGGGATTCAGGACCGGCAGGCCGGCCTTCTTCCGAAGCTCGTTGCCGGCGAAACGCTGCTGATACTCCGGAGTATCCTGGATCATCAGCATGATCGTGTCAGCGTCGTACCCTTGCTGGATATACTCCAGAATCTTCGGGGCAAGAGTGCCGAGACCCCAACCCTCCAGGGTTCGCGACAGGTACTCGTAAGCGTTCCGCTGCTCGTTGTTGACATCGCCCGCAGCGGGCGTGCTCGTCGCGCTGGGCGCCGCAGCGCTCGACCCGAAAACCGACTCATCGTAGGACGGGCCGCCATGAACCGAAACGATCGGCGGGTTCGTCTGCCCGAAGATGGTGCCTGTGTTGCTGCCGTAGTCGCCCGACACCATGCCCTCAGTCGCCTGCGCGTACGGGCTGTTCGGGTTGGACTGTGCGTAAGACTCGGCAAAGCCAGGGATGTATTCCTCGCCGCTCATGTCGAACTTCGGAGGCGGGCTGCCTTCGGGATAGTAGACGTACGAGTAAGTGTAAGGATTGAATACGTACGGCATTAGATGCTCACCCCGAACATTTGGCCGATCGTCCGGGCCGTGCTATTCAAAGACTGCCTCGCGTTGTTCGTCTTCAACCATCTCGGATCTTTGCGAAGCTCATTCTCGAACTGCCACAGCGGCTTCAACGCCTGCTTCCCGTCCTGGCCGGTCATCGTCAAAGCGCCCCGGATAATCGGGTCGTCGAGGGAGAGCTGTTCGGCGTTGATCTCCAAAATGCGGCCCATCGCCGACATGTACGGGTCCGCGATATCGCGGACAGACAGGCCACCCTTGATCTGTTCAGCCAGCGCCGGGAAGGCGCTCATGGCTTGCTTCATGATCCAGCCCTTGTAGTCGTCAAGGGTCCTGGTGCCGTTGATGATGCCTTTCAACCAGCCGTGCATCACGCCAGAATCAAGCTTGATGCCCATGCTGAACGCGTACTGTTCAAGTTGCTGACGGGCGTTCTCGGCGTCACCGCCGTAAGTGCCGCCCTTGCTGGAAAGATGCTTGGCGATCTCCTGCTTCAGCTTCGCGTTCGACCAGCCGAACATCAGAGCGTCCTCGGCCATGTCCCAATAGACTTGCCAGTTGACGTTACGCACGCCCATCTGGCCGGCCAAGCCCTGAATCTCCTGGAAGATCGTGCGAACACGAGCCCGCCACTCTTCAGGGTCAGTGTGCTTCAGGGCGAGCGTCTTGCGAGCCTGCTCCGAATTTTTCTGATACCACGAAGTTTTCTTCAGCTCAGAGACAAACTTTTGGGCAGTCCAATTGCCCTTGATCGCCTTCTGAAAAAGATCCCAAAGAGACTTGTCGGACTTCAGAAGCGACAGCGCCCAGCCGTAATAGTCGGCCCACTGTTGTTGTGTCTTTGCCACTAGTAATCCAGCTTAACGCCCCACGTACGGGACAGGTTTTGCAGCTCAGCCGACGAGAGCTTACGAATACGAACCTTCAAGCCGGTGCGAGGCGCCTCAAGAATCTGGCCATCCCCTAGATAGAGGGCGATATGATCGGCGCCCCTCTGCGCGGGGTTGTTCTCCCATGCCACCAGGTCGCCCGGCTTCAGCTCACTGATCGGGACGCGCTTGCCGCGCTCCGCTTGCGCCATGCTCACACGAGGCATGGAAATGCCGGCTTCCTTGAAAGCCCACCAGAGAAGGCCGCTACAGTCGTAGCCGCCCTCCGCGTCGGACTCGCCACCCCACACATAGTTCATTCCGAGCTTCTGCTTCGCCAGCTCGATAACCTGCTGTCGCTTACCCTCGGCACCTTCAGGGGCGAGTGCCTGGCGCTGCGCCTTCTGCTGCTGCTCGATCTGCTCCAGAATGTCAAGCGGATTGTCGTAGACATTCAGTGCATTGGGCGCCATGGCGCCCGTCGATGCGTCGAGAAGAGACGTTGACTCAGTGCCAACAAGCTGATCGGATTCGAGCCCTGGCGTCGAGCCGGCGCTAAGCTGCCACTCGATAGGGATTTGAAAATCGGTGGCCTCAGTAGGTGGCCACGGCATCAGACAGGACTTTCAAGTGCTTGATAGAAGAGAGGCATGTAATACGCCAGCGCTTGATAGCTGCCCGCCTCGTCTTTATTGTGTTGCAGCGCCCACTCACGGGCGAAGTTGCTCGTGTCCACGCCACCAGACGTTTCCGTGTTCGACGTAGAAGACACGCTCTCTGTGCCGCTGCCGGTCGTCGTGGTCGTCGTCTTCGTGATCGAGGGCTCTTTCTTCTCGGCCTCGCGAAGCGCGGCCAAGAAATCTTTCTTTTCCTTGTCGGTAGGAGACCGACCTAGGCGCTGCTGAAGGGCAGCGTCAACCAGAGCATTCGCATCACGAGGGCTCGTCAGGTTGATCGTGCGGTTGACGGTCGTCGTCGTCACCGGGCCGCTAGCGCGGCCGGCGTCGTCGCCCGTTCCGCGGGCGCCGTACCGTTCAAGGATCTGCCACGGCGTCAAGCCGATTTGGCGTTCCCACATCTTCGCCGAGCGGATAGCCAGCGCAGACCAGATGCGTTCAATCTCGTCGAGATTCTTCGTCGGCTCCTTCAGGTAGCCGGCATCGATCGCAAGCTCATTGAATTTTTTGATTTTCTTAGGCGACCACTCGTTAACCTGCGCGATCACCTCGCCGATATCCTCCAGAACAGGCGAGTTCTGTAGGTTCTGGCCGCGCATGACGCGCTTGTTGCCCATGTAGACCTTGCCTTGCGGCACGGTCCCATACAGGTCACTCATCGCCGGCACGCCGAGCGCGCTATCGCGGGCGCGCGCGGCCGCGGCCTCATCGTCACGAGCGTTCGGATTGCGCTGCTGTTGCTGCTGCTGTCCAGTCGCCTGCGGCGTAGGCGTCGGACTGGCAGCAGTCGAAGCAATCGACTCCTGACGCTGCAACTCAGCGTTGATCCGAGCCCCTAGATCCATGCCGGCCCTGCCGCGCGCCTGCGCGGACTGCGCCCATGCGGACTCAGCCCCGAAGAGCCGAGCCAGGAAGTCACTCCACCAATCGTCAGCCATTAGGCTACCTGCAATTCATCGTGCGAAAGATACCGCCAGAAGAGATCCCCGAACCTGGTATCCGATCCAGCAAAAGCATCCTGTATGCGCCTCCACTGATCCGCCAGCCCAGCATTCTCACGAGCGGTCAGCGTGCTAGCGCGGCCGGCCTTTTTGAGCGCGGCCAAGTGATCCACGTAGCTGCGCCGCACCGCCAGATATTCGGCCAGCACGCGAAGGTCAGTCCGCATCGGATCATTGATCAGCTTTGGCTCTCTCACCAGATCTTCGAAAAAGGCGATACGGTTCGGAATCTTCGCCCTATCCGTGTTCTGGTAATCATCAAGCCAGGCTTCGTTGTCCTCGCCGATGAACTCCACGATCGCCCGCCGAGCGGCGGCGATCTGGTCACGCGAGTACCGGCCTGACGTTTCCATGTTCGTCACGATGCCCATATAGCGCTGAAACTTCATCCAGCCCAGCTTGCGGTCATTGTCCGCGAGCGCCTGCAAAGGCGTGCGATGCTCACGCGAGGTCAAGCCCGTACCAGGCTGAACAATCTGAGAGAACTGCGCCTCGTGAACGTACTGATTGAAGCCACCCTTATTCAGGTCAGGGCCGATGATGAGAGCCCCATACTCCGGGTTGGCTGCGATCAGGTCAGCGTATTTCTTTGTAGCCAGATAGGCGGTATCCGTCGCGCGGATACCGGTGTTGCTCTTGCTCAGCGCTGTAGTGAACAGGTACAGGTCGTCGCCGTAAACCTCGTAGAAACGCTCGTCGGCTTCGTCGCCGTGCGCCTCCGCAAGTTTCCTGTACTGGTCGATATAGAACTGATACGGGCTCTGAAAATCTGCCGTGAACGGCGCGAAGAACCGCACGTAAGAGCGGACCTTGAAGGCGGCGTCAGTGCGCGCCCTGATCTCCTTCTCAAACTGGACGGGTCCGGGTCGAGTACGCTCACCCTTCCGAATCCGGTACTCCTCCGTGAGAAGGATTTGCGTGTACTGGTTCGCATACGTGGGATCGTCGAGGCCGGCGTTCGCCTTCAGGGATTGCTTCAACCATCCCGGCAGCATCACATCGGCAATATCGGGCGCACCGTACGGTGTCGCCCACTCGTACACTTCCTTGATGGTCGGCTGGTCCTTGGCGATGGCGCCGATAGGCACCTGCACCAATGGGCCGGCGCCCGGCAGCCACCACGGATTGCCCTGCAAAATGAGGTTGAGCGATTCTTTCGGAATCGGCAGCGGGCCGAGATCCTCGGCGCCGGGGATGACTTTCTTAGCCCACTCAGGGAGGCGGAGAACGATGCGTTCGTTGCCGTCAACCGTAGAGTCTTCAGGCTTGACAACGTTCCCGTCTTCATCCACGACCTGAACCCGCGGGACCCTGTTGCCGTCCGGGTCGGTCGTCATCCCGAAGTTCATCTCATTCGGGGCTTCGTAGATCTTCGTCCCGATGAAGAGCAACTGCGGCTTGTCCATGGCAAGCCGGCTCCATTTGCTGATGCTGTCTTCCCACGCGCTGAAAAAGCTCGTTACGAACCGCGCCATGTGCGCGGCGTTCGACTTCGTGGACACGTCATAGAGCAGGTCTTGCACGCCCTTCAGCGCGGACTCGCGCGCCGTGTGCTCCATCGCCTTCAGGTCATCGCCCGTGATCAGGTCATCGTCGCGGAGGCGACGAAGGTTGTCGTACTGCCGGCGAATGCTGTCCTGGTAGAGCGTGCGGAACGTGGGGTGACGCATGAGCTTGTCTGACGGGATCTGCGACAGCCACTTGAAACCAGTCGAGACGATCGAGTCGCGGAACTTCGTCAACGGACCCATGTAAAGGTTGTCGTCGATCGTCGGCCCGTGAACTTGAGGTCGATCAACGGGGTTGGGGAACACCTGCTCTAGCGTCTTCGCGTCGAGCTTGCCTTCGAGCGCCAGGCGGCGGAGAAGCATCGGATCGTCAGCGTCACGAAGGATCGGAACATACTGATCGACTACGGCTTGCACTGTGCCGGCGAGCCGCTCAGGGTCGCGGCCGGCAGTGCCGATCTTCTTCCGAACAGCGTGGCCCTCCGCCGACGTGCGAAGCCAGCGCTCTACCTGCTCACCCGTCCAGCCTTCAAGGAACCTCTTGCCGATGGCGCTCTGTGCGATCTGGTTGTTGACCGCGTACACCCACGAATCGAGATGGTTCGCATCGCCAGGGTTGACCACGTCCCAATGCGCGTAGTCGCTGCGAAGCTGCTCGATGATCTGTGCTGACGTTCTGGCGATGGCCTCATGGGTGGCGCCAACTACCTGCCGGTAGACGCCGGCCCTGCCCCCATAAGGGGCTTCGAACTTCCTGCCTCGGTACGTCCAACCGAGATCGGTGATCTTCCGGACGGATTCGATGTCACGCCCCATCCGATCAACCTCGGCACGCAGCACCTTCGCCACGTCCTTAGGGCTGGCCGCGGCAGCGGCACCCAGATACGAGCGAGCGAGGCCGGTACGGATGTTGCGTGCACGCTGGCCGAGCGCGCCCTTCGACGGGTCAAAGGTCCGCCAGGACTGGCCGTCTTCGGTCAGCATGTTCTTCAAGCCGGCATGGACATTGCCCATGATGCTCATCGCGCCGAGAGACGCCCAAATGCGCAGCATGTCATCGGTCAGCGTCCGGATCGTGTACCCGAAACGCATCAAGACGGAGAAGGACCACAACGGGTTGAACACGTCATAGGCGCGGTCCATGAATTCGCCGATGTTCGCCGCGCCGCGGTCGAAAGCCCGCAGCGTCTTCGCGTTAGCCTTCAACACGCGCTCATACCGTTGAAGATCCATCAGCGGGATAGAGTTGACTTCCTGCGTCTCCAGGATCGGGGCCGTGACCGGAATCAGGTCATCATCGATCGGATAGTCTTCCCACGGGAAGCGCTCCTTCGTCACCGCCACATCAGCCGCGTACCGGTTCGGCTGTTGCTTACGCAACTGCTGAACCACGCTGTTCCGCTCGCTGATAGAACGCTGCGCTATAGCCGCCGCAGCCTCCTCGGAAAGACCATACTTGGTCGCCATGTTGCGGATAGCCGTAGCCTCGACACGAACGAGTAGTTCCTTTTTGTCGGTCGGGTCGAACGCAGCCATGTAACGGCGTAGAAGCTGGTCCTTCTCGTGCGGGTCGATAATGTCAGCGCTGTTCAGGTACGCGGCGAAAGCCGCGTGAGAGTCGCCTCGGTTCGGGTCAATCCACGAAGGCGGGCGCTTCTCCGTGAAAGCGCGGGCCACGTGCCACGGCACCGCCTGAATCACCCGCACCGGGAGGCCGAAGCCCTTCGGCTGGATAATCCTCTCGGCGACACCGGAACGGGTTTCCCAATCGTAGGCGAGCGTCCGATCGGCCTTCATTAGTTGTCTGTTCCCAGGCTCGATCACCTGGCCGATCATGGCGTTCCATACGCCGCGGCTCTCGCCGCCGCTACCAACGGCAGCGTTCAGCAAGTCGAGTTCTTTGCCGTACTTCTGCGACAGCTCCCGCTGATACGACAAAAACCATTTGGTCGCCTGGCGATCCCACGGCATGACGCGCATGCTCATGGACTCGTCCCAATCATCAACCGTTTGACCTAGCGTCGTATTGTGCTGACGCCACGACTTAGCGGCCTTCCACTGCTCGTCCTTGGCCGGCAGGCCAGGAATCGAAAGCTGCTCCCATTCCCGGAAGGCTTTCGCTTTCGCCCGGGAGTTGAAGTACGGGACCATTTCTTTGATGCTGTCGGCATCAACTGGCCCCTTCATCCAGTATGGGCCGCCCTCGGCGGCAGTCTTCGGCGCGATGAAGTACTGGCCCTTGACCGTTTTCGGCAGGTTGCCGACGATGCTGGGATAGGCGAACTGCTTGCCGGCAGGAAGGCCACCAAAACCCGCGGCGGGCTCCAGGCCCTCGGGCTCGTCAACGCCTCCGCTCTTCGCCTTCTCGCCGACCTTCCCTTCGGGGAAAGCCCCAATGTCGAAAAGGGGAAGCTGCTCGGGTTCGGGCTCCTTCGGCTTCGTGACGCGCCGAATAGGCGGAACCGGCAACCTGTCACGCCATGACCGCGACACCTCGTACTGAAGAGCGAAGTTGACTTGATTGTCTGCGCGGGCGAGGCGGAACGCCAGATCGTCACGGCGCTTGGCAAGCTCTTCGAAAGCCTTCGGCGAGCCGTAGGCGTGAGCGATGATGAGCCGACCGGTCTCTTTATCGGTCTCCTGGAGAAGACCGGCGATCACAGACGGGTAAGCGCTCTTTTTGACAGCCTCGTGATTGGCGATCTGGCGTCCGGTCTTGTTCTGCGCCCAATCCAGGAAGTCGTCAACCGCTTTGCTCTGCGCGTAGTCCCATGGGTCGATATCGCCAACGCCGATGTTAGTCCGCTTGGCGATCTGTCGTTGCAGCCAAGGGTCGCCGGCCCGGTGGCCGGCGCCGAAACCCCGTTTGACAGCCTTGCCGGCGGCAACCACTTTGCCGCCCACGATCGTAGGGTCCAAGAAAATGTTAGCGGCGGCATCGATCGTGCCGCTGACTGCGTTGAAGACGAACGAGTCTTTGAGCCGCTCGAATTCCTGTTCTTCCGCAACAACGTCATCGGTAACGAACATGGCGACAACAGACTGACCGAACGAACGAACGTCCGCGACGCCGCGCGCCTTAGACCAGGTGCGTGAATCGAACAAGGCGTTCCAGCGGTTCAACCCGTTTTGCTGAAGCCAGGTGTCCGAATCGGCGAGACTCGTCGCGGTCACCGCTGTAGACAGCGGTTCCAGCACGACATTCTCGGAAAGCCACGAGGCGCCCTCTAGCAGGCCACCGCCGACACCTAGCCCCACCTGCGCGACCGCGTTGATGCTCGACAGGCCAAGCTTGCCGATGTTCGAAACGATCTCCGTGAACGACTCTTCATCGTCATCGAAGGGACTCGTCGCTAGGTCAAGGGCTGCGCCCCAGGCGGAGCCGAAGGCCGCGGAAGCGACGGAGAAGCGGTCAAGCCAGCTCAAAGAGACGCCTTCAAGGTACGAACGAGACTGCGGAGCGAAGCGGAGGCTCCCGGACGGTTAGCCAGGAACTCGAACACGGGTAGATAGCGGATCAGGCTTTCCTTGTCGGCTCGCTCTTGAAGCGTCTGCTCGTCGAGCATGCCGAGAGAGGCGCTACCGGGGCCGGCACCCATGTCGATACCGGACGTGATCGGTTCGTCGGATCGGCTGGACGGTGCCCCGAAGGGCACCACGTCAACCGGAGGGCCACCGCCGGCACCAGGCGACATCATCGGCGGAGCGCCGCCACCGCCAGGGCCAAGGGCGTTGCCCTCCATCGGCGCGCCCGCCTGAATGGACTGCATGGCGGACTGCTCGCCGTACTGCGCATCAGGGATGCGCCGCGTCGGCTGGCTATCGGTGCGACGACTCAGAGCACCAGGACCAGAGGCAGGGGCAGGGCGCCTAGGGCGCTGGTATCCGCCACGCTTGTCAGCCATCGGCTACGCGACTCGCCTGACCTTCTGGCCATCGGCGCGAGTGCCCTGACCGGGCTTGACCTCGCTGACATTGACGGTCTTCGCGACGCCGGCGCTCGTGGTGCGCCGCGGCATGCCGCTCGTGCGAGGCGGAGCCTCGTAGGCGCTGGCGTGACCGCCCTTCATCGGGTTACGGGCGGGCTTAGGCATGTGACAGGTTCCCTTGTGCATATCGATTTCCTTAGACCAGCTCGGGCCAATGCCACGAGCCACCAGGGTGGGAGTTGTCGAGCTTCACTTCCTTGTTGAAGAAAAGCCCATCCGGGTTCATGACGCACAGGCTGACGACGCCTAGTTCTGCGTCCTTGACCGCGGTCACGACCGCGGCTCGGCATTCACTCTTGTATTCGCCTCGCGGTGTCCCATAGGACACGTAATGGACGAAGCGGCCGACGCTCGGATACTGGCTCACGCCGTCGCCTCCTTGTTCGGCAGGGCGAAGACGCCCAGCGCGCCGAGGACAGCGATAATCGCCTCGGTGCTGACGGGTGCGCCCGTCATGGCGCCAGAAACAACGATCAGAACGGCGGCAACGCCGGCAACGATCGCCTTCGTGTACTTCAGCCAGGCCATGGCTTCACTCCTTACGCGGGCAGCGCCCGCTTTACGTTCACATTCGTCGTCGGCCCGCCCCCGCTATTCAACCCGGCCAGCATTGTCAAAAGGTCGGGGCGACCGCCAGGACCCATCTGCGCCTGACCGGGCGCCGGGGCGCCAAAAGGCCCTCCCCCGCCCGGCATGCCGGGAGCGCCGCCCATGGCGGGCTCAACACCAGGCATGAGTTCAGATCCGGGCGGGGGCTCCGGAGGCGCGAATGCTTCCGAGACCACATCTTCCAATGCCTTACCTTTTTGCCTGCCCTTGATGACGGCTGCGATTCGGCCTACGGCTTCGCCGGGGTCCATGCCCGCTTGCGCCATCATCGGGAGGGTTGTCGCGTAGCCGGCCATTGACTGGACCAGCGAGTCTCGAAGGTCTTCGATTTCGATCCTCGCAGCCTCTTCCGTGACGTTCACGTTGAACGGGAATTGCCTGCGCGCCAGATCCTTGGAGATCAGGCGAGCACCCAGCATTTGCAGGATGAAGACGAGGGACCGGTTAGGGTCCAGCCCCACGGCAAAGCCGTAGGAAACGTCAATCGAGCGATAGGCGCCGTTGATGTCCCTGGACGGCTTGAACTTGACCTCGTACGGCACGCCATCGGCGTTGCCGGCGATGCTCTGTTCCTCGTCAGGCCAGTAGCGCTCATGCATCATGAGCGCGATCGAGACCGCCTCGCGGAACGCGTCCGCGAGCACATCTTGAGCCGCCCTGATCTGGTTGTCGAATCCGCCTTGCAGGGCTCGAACGCCCTGCCCGGTAATGATCGACGCGTCCATATTTCCGGTACGCGACTCAGGATAGCGGGCGCCAGTCCTCAACTCCGCGTCGAGCATCTGGCCTTCAATGAAGGCCGCTTGCGGAAGCTCGGTCGCGACCCTCCGGATTTTCTCCGGAGTCTGCGACCTGATCATTGCATGAGGGCCGAAAGAGACCTCTTGGACGTCGTACGGTACTGCTAGGGGTGCCTCGGTCGCCATTTCGGCGGCGGCCATGGCCAGGTTCGCGAATCTGTTGCGCGCAACCTGCGTCCACAAAACGTCATCGAATTGTCCGCGAGCCAAGACCAGTCCTGGTCTTTGCGCGATTACGACAGGGCATCGCCCTAGCGGATTCCTCACCTCCGACAACAGAAGGTCGTGCCGGTCAGGGAGGAACATGTTTGTTGTCGAGTCGTCCATATACAAGACGACTTCGATAAGCGTTTGAGAGTACGGCGTCTCCCCGGCGCCGGGAATCCTATCCGCGTGCTCGGGGTATTCCGCGCACAGGTCAGCGATGCTCTTTCTGAAAACCTTCGTGTACGAGCGGACACGCCCGAAACGGTCAATCTCGGGGTAGGTGTTGCGCGGGTCCTGAATCAGGAAGCGCGGGCACTTCGCGTCGAAGTCAGGCTCGATGATGATGGGCATCATGCCGTACGACGCGTAATAGTCCGCGCCGTTATACATCTGCTTCTGGAGCCTGGAGTGTTGCAGATAGTAGGCTACGCCCTTGGTCAGCTTATCGGCGCGCTCCCGCGCCCGGTCCGAAACCATGTTGGTCGCGGACGCGTTGAAGGAAGGCAGCGGGGCCAGGCTCTCGGCGACATCTCTGGCTGCGATGTCGATGAAGTTCGAGATGATCGGCTTCGGGAAATCCTCGTTGAACATCTGAGGATATACCGCGTCGATGTTGCCGTTACGAACCTCGTAAATGTCCGACATTGCGCGGTCGCGCTCGGCGGCGTTCGTGCGCAGCTCGCGCACCTTGGCCGCGATGAACTTCATATCACGAGGCAAGGGTTACTTCATTCTGGCTACGAAGCCAATCGTCAATCCGAACAACCTGCTGCGCTCCGCGCCGGTATCTCGGAACGTACTTTGAATTTGCGTGGGAGTTCGCTCGCGCGGTGCGCGACGCGACCACTTCACGAGCTTTGATCTCGGCGAACCACAAGGCCATCGGCAGGTCTTGAACGAGATCTTTGCCTTTGGCGCCAGGGCGCCACGTGATGAGCTGCTCAACGAGGGCTTTGACGCCCTCGGAATTGTGACTAGAAGGCAGTTCAATCATCCGCTCTGTGAAGAGCGGGGCGAGGGAAGCGACACCGAAGTCAGGATCAAGCTTATTGTTTGACGAGTAATGCTCGACCAGGCTGACGCCTCGATTAGCGAGGTACTGCCGGATCTGCTCGTCACGAGTGAGGAAGAGCTGGAAGGCGTTCTTCTCCACGATCCAGCATGACGGCTGGTATTTGTCCGTCCAGTGCTGGATGATGTCGCGGATCGCTTGCGGGCTCGGCGCCCGCATGCGGTGAGCTTCGAGCACGTACCGTTTCAGGTCCTTCGGATCAACCGCATACGCGATCGTCGCAGTCTCGCCGGCCATGGCGGGGTCCATGCTGCAAATGACGTACAAACCCTGCATCCCGCTGTCGCGGTGATGCGGGTTGGACGAGGAAAGCACACCCACCGTACGGTTACCGTTGGTGCACGCCTTGATGTCTGCCGGCTGGAAAATCGAATCTGACGGCACGTCCATCTGCATATAGACGAGCGACCAGATCCGCGGGCCGACAAGCGCCCTGCGCTTGGCGAGCTTAGGACCAGACCAGCGAGGATAGAGGCCGTCTTCGTCGGCCTGGTCCTCACTGTTGGGCCAGCGCTGATCAGAGCGCGGCCAGAGCGTCACCCAATCCTTAGAGTCGTCCGCGTATTCGAGGACGGCCGGCATGCCGAGGTAAGTCCAGGGAGGCTCTTCCTCGTCCGGATAGTTGTCCGGATTACGCAGCTCCGAATAGAGGTCGATCGGGTCAACCCTCGTGCCCACGACAACGAGCTGCCCCGTGTCACCAAGGCGGGTGATGACTTCCTGCGTCAGCCAGCGCCGCTGGCTCTCGTGCAAATGCGCGTTGCTCAGAAGCACCGCGTCATCAAGAAAAATCTTGGTCGAGCGAACGCCGTAAATCTGGCCACCGATACCGATGGCCTGGACGGTCGGGTCTTTCTCCTCAGGGTCACGAATGGACGAAGGGAAATAGATCCTGTCCGCCTGCCAGATGGCGTCCTCAGAATTGAAGCCTTCGGCCGGCCCGAAGTCCCGTTGCATGCGGGCGTACTTTGGGTGAGTTAGACGCTGCTTGATAGCCCAAAGCATCTGCTTCGCTAGTTCCTGCGTCTTCGACACAAGAACAACCCGCTCGTTCGGGTTCGTCACGATCAGGTACGTAACATAGTCAATGGTCAGCGTGACCGTTTTGGCATGATCTGGGGGAACGTTGATCAGGATGTGCTGACGCGAGCGAGGCTCGTAGATCATGCTCGGGTGCAGCCAGGGCGGTTCCCGCCCCTCCACGACAGCGATCATGTTCGACTGATGGCCGAACGTCTGCGACCCCAAGTAGTCGCGGCGGAACTCCTCGAAGGAGAGCGCCGGCATGTCCACGCCGTTCGTACGGCGTGCCCGGATCAGGTCAACCTGGTCGCGGAACGAGGCGTCCTTCTTACGCCAGTCCTCGTACGTCCTCGGATGACGACCCACGGAGGTCATCGCCCAATCGACCGTACGACCCTGGCGGATCGCCCCCAGGACGATCTCTTTGGCCTCAGCAATGCTAGGGCGGTGCGGAGCTTTACTTCTACTCAAAGATCAGTGTATGTTTAGTCATGCCTCGCGAAGCCCGAAGCTGGGGGATCTTCACTCGGCGTCCCCTTCACATGTAGCGGACGGCTTCGTACGGGCGTCGCCGGGCCAGACGAGCGGAATTGCCTACCCCGCATGCACCCTCGCTGTCTGGCCAAAGCAGAAGCCCCGCTTTCTCGTGGAAGGCGGGGCTTCTGTCATGAGTGTACGAGGTTGAGGCTCCCCCGCGAGCGGGAGCACGGCTCAAAGGAGCAGTCATCCAGGCAGGGATGACAGGGGCCGCCCCTACGCCGCCCACGGGGGAGGGTCAAAGGGTCACCAGAGGAAGTGAAGATAGAAAGAGAACGCGTCCATCTGCACAGAGAACGGCAGCTTTTTCTTGTTGAGCAGATCCGGAACAGCCTCCAAGGCTCGCCGGCCGCGACCGTTCTCCGGCATCCTCACCCCGTACCGGCTGTGTCGCACGCCATCGGCGTACACCCATATCAGCCCATCCACCTCGCGCAAGTGGTAGTTGGGCCGCGGGGCAGGATCAGCCATGGTCGCCCGTCACCAGCTCGACAAAGCCCATATCGGGCACGACCCAGACACGGCGCATCGCCGGTACCGGGCTGTGTGCCTCGGGTAGCCGGTCCTCCAGGAGGCCGGCCGCGTGCGCCAGCTCCAGGTACCCCTGAAGCCCTAGCGAATCCTCGTGGACGTTGAGGAGATCGGGCCGAAACCCTCGCCTGCGCGCCGCTATCAGGTGGCGGCGAGTCAGTTCCGTTTTGCCTATCGGCAGGGCGAGCGACGGCCCGCCATCGTTCGAGACGGCTTCCATACCACAAGGGTACGTGACCTATACCGTCCTGTATAGGGCTATGCCGACACAGCCAGTTACCGTCCGGTCTATGACCGCAGGTCACAGGCCCTTTAGGGTCCGCCCATGCTGACGAACGAGCCGCCATGGGACGACGAAGATTGGGACCCGACCGTCTACCGCTACCAGCAGATAGCGGCATGGTGCGAAGCCAGGATCAAAGATGGCCGCTGGCCTGCGAAGACAGTCTTGAGCGAGGTTGAGCTACAGCACTACTTCCGCGTAGGCCGCAACACGATCCGGCAGGCGTTCGCCCTGCTCAGAGAGCGGCGGCTCATCGTCACGTTGCCCGCCAAGGGAAGCGTCGTGATCCCGACAAATGGGGACGTTTTGGACTGAAACACATTCCCGTGTTCCCGTAGCCAAAACGCAACATTTGCGGCTAGGCCGAAACCTGCCCCTGGTGCTACATTGTGACTGCTCACGCAAGGTTCGAGCCGGAATCGCTCCCGACTCGCACCTGCACCCCCACAGGCTGAGGGCGCCGGTCATTGGCGTGTACGGCGCCCTCTCTATCGCGGTCGCTCGTCAATCTCTCTGCGCTGTCGGCGACCGCACGCGGCCGGCGCAAGGGATCGCCTGCCGCACCGGGGAGGGCGCGGCGGGTCTCGGGGGTTGGGGGCGTCGCGTCCTCCCCTTCCACAGGAAGGAGGGCAAAGATGTATGAAGTCGTCGTCATCCCGTGCCGCTGTGGGCGGCACCCCATGCTCTTCACCCGACGCCGGCCGCCGCAGGCGCTACGTGACGCCGCGGCCCTGGTCCTGCGTCCTGACTCAACTCTGCGCCGCGCCTTCGAGCGCGGCATGCAAGGCACAATTCGAGCTCTCCACGTCCAGTTCCGCCGCAGCGTCCTCGGGGGCACGCTGTGAAGGCATTAACCGGCGATGACAGGGTGAACTTGTGGACCCACTTCCCGAGAAGGTTAGGAGGCCAGGCATGACGCCTGCCGTGAAAGAGGGTATCGACAACCTCATCAGCGCATTGAGCGCTGATGAGTACAGGCTAGAGGACTACGGCACCATTGCCGTGATCGACCTGGAGCACAAGCGCGTAACCTCTCGTGTCGTACCTCTGGCCGCTACCGAGGCGATCCGGGAAATCGTAGCGAGGATGACCCGCTTTTGACTTTCTCGCGCGCATGCGCCAGAAAGGGCAGCGGTCCAGAACAAGTGACCGCTGCCATATGCGGGCTAGAAGCCCGCCAAGGACGAGGGGAAGGGTAAGGCACTGTCTACGGGGCTTGTTGCAGCCTTACCCTTTCCCTCTGAATCGGGCTCCGCTCCATATGGGCGGAGCCCTTTTCTTTCGAGGTCTTCTCTCTACATGAGGGCGACGGGCTTTAGAGCCCTCTGCCCTCGTTCGTTCGGGCCGGCCCTCAGAAGGCCGGCCATGTTCGGGGAGGGGCTTCGGGCGTTCCGCCCCTCCCCTTTCTTTAAAACCCCTCTATAAGAAGAATGTACGAGGAAACGCGCTTCTCCTCGCACAACAAAGGTAACGATTTGATATACCCCCTTTCACCTGGGGCCAGTAACCAAATTGTTACCATCAAACAGAACGACATTCTAGCAAAATCTACACAGATTCGGGGGTGGATAGTATGAGGAGAGTCGAGCCGGCGTTTAAAACGCCGGGGTCAAACGTGGTGACTGCGAGCGACGAAGCGAGCACGCTCCGACGTTTGCCCTGGTCAACGATGGGGCGCCTCTTGGGGCGCCCTGGTGGCCGATCCTATGGTGTTGGATCGCATCACGTGGTATCTATGCAGGTCAAGTGGGGTGCCACCATGGCGCACAGCGCCCAATCGCCGGCGTCTGCGCCGGCATGCGTCAACTTTGGTTGACACTCCGTACCAAGCGGTATGTTGGCTGCTTTGCAAGCGTTCACTTGCTTGTGCGCCCCCCCGATTGACCCCCACAATCCCGAGGTTAGTTGATCATGGTTCGCCATGCGTTCTGTATCGACCTGTGCAGCCCGTAAAGCTGCCGTGGGAACCCCTCCGCTAGCGCTCCGGGAACCCCTTTGCCAACGAGCATCGCCGCTGGT